GGGAATTCAGAAGCCCGCCCCCTCCCCCCTCCCGCACTAGCTACTGTAAAAAGTATTCTTTTTATTTCAGGTAATTAAATGTATAATAATCTTTATGGACGACGACATACTATTACCAACACCACCGGATGACCTCACTTCATACGACTCTGACGAGAGTAACGAAATTGAGGACACCAACGATCTGCAAGTACAATCTCAAATCCCTGTAACGATTAATGTTACGCCCAAAGCCATAGTAGAAGAAGACTTCAACTTCCTCACCATGCACGATTTAGAAAAGACACTCCTTCAAGCAGAGCTAGCAGACACAAGTATGTATCTAAAAAATATACATAAAGGCTTTCGCTTCGCTCGCTCAACGCGTTCCCTTATCAATCTAGTCGGAGCCGGCCTAGCTGTGCACAAACACAGACGCAACGTGATTAAGGAAATTAAGGAATCCAAGAAAGACCCCTTTGAGATGGATGAGTATGGGAATCTTAAGTCTTAACGCCTAAACTTAGCGTAGCTCTCAAGCCCTCTACTAAATGACACCTTTGGCATCACGGGAGCCGCCCTCACTACCACTTGCTGTTGAGCAGACATAGCATGAACCTTGTCTAAATAGCCCTGGGCTTTCTCGCTATCGGGAGTTTTCCAGATAGTCCCTGGCATGATACCTAGTCTCTGTTTAACGACCTGTATAGCAAGCGCAGAGGCATCAGCTTCGTCAGGAGAGTGAGCTTGGCCAATAGCAGCCATTCGCTTCTTATAGTCCTTCTTGGATTCAAGCATCGACTTATCATTCTTTCTGATAATCTGCCGGTTAGTTAATTGCCGGATAGTAACTTCATCCAACCCCCGAATTGAATCCTTCTCAATGTAAGTACGTATATCAGTGTAGAGTTCATGCACACTCATAGGAACAATATCAAAGGCAGACTCCTTCCTCTTTGTTTTATTGTGCTGACTCATGGAGTATATCTTTAAAGGAAACCCTATTCCTAAAGGGTATCCTTTTTGCTCGTTTCTTAGGCGTATCACCTCCCCTATCGCACGGCCTTGACCTGTTATATCAATGGCTAAATTATTTAAAGTAACCCCGTAGCGCATTAATATTTCTATTATCTGGTCAGCAAGTTGAAGCTCAAATGATTTATCAGCAATGGCGAGCATCTGTAATTTAAAGATTGAAGACTCACCGGCAAAATCGACCTTCACAGTTCCATCCAAGTCGTGCCCTACGTTGGCAATACGTAGTAAAGGATTGTCACCGTCTTGAGATATAGCAAAGTCAAAGCCAGCAACTCTATGTATTGGATAGTAGCCGGACCATTGAACTTTCTTTCTCGGAGAGAAATCCTTTAAGAACTTATCGGAAACTGTGGTGTCTTCAGTAGACATAGACTTCCAAAAACCTAACACCATCCGGTAAAAATTCTCTGAGTCAGTACCTAAATCAAGTTCCTTTTGCTTTAAGTTATCTTCTCCAATGAGGAATTTAGAAAGCAGCTTTCTTCTAACAGGGTCTGGGTCTATTATCGCCGGACATCTATAAGGATTAAAGTACTGGCAAATTCCGTTATTCTGTGTGGTTTTCCATTCGTCTAAATCTATGGAAACGGAGTCCCACCCATTAGCCGGAGTAGATAATAACCCATGTAAATCTTGAGTAGATCGGGAGTTACCGATAGCCGCTAACTGAAATTTCTCAGGGTGAGAGTTTAAGTTGGGTACCGCATCTAAAATGGAAATAGGCATTTCAGTACCTTCATCGAGTACTAAAAGTATTTTATTTTTTGGATGCTTACCAATCCACGTAGAGATTACTTGATAGGAATCTCCCACCTTTGCGGCAACGGCGAACATGCCATGCAGAGTATCTTTATCTATTTTACCTCTGCCGGAAGCCTTTAAATTATCTTTATTAATGACGGGGAGTATCTGCGGAGTAGGGGAGGAAGTGTAGGTATACTGCGGCTGCACTGCCATAGTACGTACCATTTCAGTGATATACCCCCATATACGACCCTTCAAGGAAGCTAGGGTAGTGGAGGCGACAGTGACGTTATTCTCCAAAGGATTGGAGAAATAGAATAATACGGCAATTTCTGCCCAGTCGTGGCTCTTACCTTTCGATCCTCCGCCGGCTTGAGTAATGAAATTATAACCTTGGCAGTGGGCTTCGTAACGTCTTTTTGTCCAGTCGTGCCATATCTTATCTGGCCAGAAAATATCTCTTGCTTTTTTTAGGTGTTGAAACTTGACTGAAGGTAGTTTATGCTTGGCGTAAATCTCAAGATGTAAAAATGCCGGATGTTTTGCTTTTAATGGTCCTATGTCATCTTCATAGGGAGTTTTAACTAGATATGGATCTTTACCTTTCTTTGGGTTTTTATAGAGCGTCCAACCTTCTGCCTGAATCAACTGTGGTATATTCATGATCTCTAAGTTTAAACCCTTTCTTGGACCAGCTCAATACGTATTTAGAGATCCTGACACTGGACTAGAGTACAAAGAAAATTCCAAAAAAACATTAATTGATAGAATAAGAAGCTATAGGCTTCAGAATGAATTGCCTGAGATTGAAGAGATAGACCAGGTTCTTGAATCGTATTGGTGTGGGCTAGGGGAAAATGTAGGTAAGTGTGTACCTGTAATATTACCGAGAGGATTGTTAGGGTACTTTAAAGGAGGTGTAGCTCTCATAAAGAATCTTGCCTATAATACTTTTGTTACTCAGGAAGAAGCTAATAGACGAGCAAAGATATGCGTAGAGTGCCCACACAATGTAAAGCCGGAAGATACAGGGCTGGCAGCATGGGCAGATATGGTGGCTTATCATGCTACTAAAGGGCATACGACTGAGCACGACTCGAAGTTATTTACTTGCAGTATATGTAGCTGCCCGTTAAAAGCTAAGTGTCATCTAGGCGGGGATTTGGGAGTGAGTGCTGAGTTAAAGAAAAAACTACCTGAGTATTGTTGGCAGAAATAATATGGACGTACTATTCCCCACAAGAAGTATTAATTCACCTGGTGGAATAACAGGTAGAGGACTAATCACCGTTAATGGTGAAGGCAGATTAGAAAAGCCAGAAAATATAATCACAAACGTGCCAGCAGCACGTACCTATTACAATAACGTAAGGCTGGAGCATCTAGATAGAATCTATTTGGCCGCAGAGATTAAGGGATTAATTGCGGGTAACCCTCCCTATGACCAGGAGCAGTTGGCTGCACAAGGATTGAATCATGTTACGAATGCTAATTTTCTGGATGCTAAATCTTTATTTGAAAGAACGGCATTAACCTTTTGGAATTTAATTAATAACAATAATTATTTAATTAAGTTTGAGATTAGAAAGTTTGAGACTCAGAATGACCAGGATTTAAGTACCTGGGCTGAGATAATGAGCCGGCATTGGACAGAATTAATCAATGAACAGTGGCAAGATTTTGCCATTGAATTCTCTACGATGGTAAGTCAACTGGTAGAGATTGGTTTATCTCCAGTAGTCTTTAAAGATGAGAATTCTTACAAGTGGGAGTCGGTGGATTATTCCCGCTTTTACATGTCGAATAAGACATTGAGCAGTGTATCCAAGTGGGATTATCTGTGCATTGATACGCCGTTTACCATGCAGTATTTGTGGGGTGTGTATCATACATTGGAGCAGATGACACCGGAAGCTAGGGGCATGCAGCCTTGGAACATGGAAGCCTTGCAGTGGTACATGTTGATGCGAGCCAATAACATCATTAAGCAAGACGGGCAGAATGCGTTAGCCAATATGGTTGACTTGCAAAATCTTGTGCAAAATGGTGCTACCAATATGGCGGCGTTCTTTACTGACGTAGTGTTGCTCAGTACCCTTTATTATAAAGAGTATTCGGGCAAAGTATCGACGATGATATTTGACCCGATTATTGGCACGACGATGGACCAGTTTCTTTATTATGGTAGTGAGCAGTATGGATGCTTTGAAGAGGCAGTAATCGCCTTTACGTACAGTGCTGGAGAAAGATACCTTCACGGTAACCGTGGAGTAGGACATAAGATATTCCCTGCGTGTCAGGCATTGATGCAGCTTGATTGCAATACGTTGGACATGGCTAAGATGGCCGGTACTCCAGTGATTGAAAGTCCAAGTACATTGGGGCAGAACCTAGACCCTATTAGATTTATTCCTGGAACGATGACTAACATTGGAACGGCTAAGCTTGCTCAAAATAATTTGGGTTCTAATACCGGCCAGGTGATGAACGTCTCTCAGTATTTTGAAAGAAAGATAAATAGGAATGCTCAGATATCCGGGGATGACCCATCTATGCCGGATGTGGATAGAGGCTCTAAGTCTGCTCCTGAAATTCAGATGCAGTCAATTAGAGAGTTTGGAGTCGGTAAGCAGACGGTAAATCATTTCTACCGGACCTTTACTTTGCTTGAACAGCAGATGGTAATTAAACAGTATCACTGTCCGGCGGGGCATCCTGATAAGGAGTTCTTCAATCTATGGAAAGAAAGATGTATGGCTGAAGGGGTGCCTGAAGATCTATTTAAGTTAAATGGCGCTAAGCAAGGTGAGCTTCCTAAGTATCTTAAAGTCAGTGCAGCTAAGGTAGCTGGAGATGGTAGCTCGTTGGGGCTGATAATGGGCTTAAAGCAAGTGGGAAGTATTGCCGGTGGATTTTCTGCTAAGGGTCAATATAACTACAGAGCAGATATCATTAATAGCTCATTAGGGGCTGATTATACGGCTAGGTACTTAGGGGATGCACAGGAGCCGGATGAGGCACTTGGAGGAGCGTCTTTAGCAAGGCTAGAGAACATTGCGGTTAGAGGAGGACAGCTTCCTCAAGCCACTAAGGATAACCAGCAGAAGGCGCATATTGGTAGTCACATGGCAGATGCGGTGGAAGTCATAAAAGGTGTGCAGTCTCAACAGATGGACCCAATGCAAGCTGACCAGTACTTTGCATTGATGTTACCTCACATTGATGACCATGTTCAGTTTCTTGAGCAGGATGTACTTAATAAACAATATGTCGAAACCATTGTTCCTCAGATTAGGCAGCTTACCAAGTTTGCTCAATTGAATAGAGTACGTGTGCAGAAGATGCAGCAAGCGGAAATGAGGAGACGTGCTCAAGAGGAAGAGGCTATGACTGCTGAGCAAATGAAGCAGGAGAGAGAAGACTTCAAGGTGCAGAAAGACGAAGCTCGTAAGGATATGAAAGTAACTTCGCAGGTTGAACGTGCTAAGGAAGCAAATCAAACCAGAGCGCAGATTATGAAAGAGAGCACCGTTGCAAAGGCTGAGAACGAAAGACTTGCAGTAAAATTGAAAGCGCAGAATGAATCGGAGAGAAATAAGATTCAGCAACCTAAAGAGATTATGGCAGGAACGACAACGGAAGAGTTACAGGCATCATTAGCGTCTAGTGTAGGAAGCACACCAAACCCTGCGGATTTTGTATAGGAGGCAGCATGTCAAAAGTTGAAATAGAAGTTACACTTAAAATAGATACAGATAAGATACATGTAGAACTTAGTAAAGAGGAAGCTAGAGCTTTGAGAGATGCTTTGGATAAAGCTCTTAAAACAGAGTCAGCGTATGCTGAGCTTAAACCTACACCAGCTATCTCTAATCCGTTCACGTTGACTCCCCCTTTTGGTAACCGAGATCTTAAGCCAGAATATAAGCCTTATAATCCATTTGATGTGGATAGGTTTGGTCCAAGCGCAACATTAGCACGACATAAACTCGTATGTTAAGAAAAATAATTGACGATTTCAAATCTCAAGGGGATAAGGTCGCTAAGTATCGGCAGGGTCTGGAGCTACTAAAGCAAGCCGGCTTTTTGGATTTACTTAGGAAATTTGGCTACCCTGACATCATAGACAACGGCAACAATGCAAATGCTATGGTGGTGCAAGCAGCAAGGTCGCATGGCTTTCAAAATGCGGTAAGCCACTTAGAGTTCTTTATGGAAATGTATTTGCTCGAAGATGAGAAGGATAAGCAAGTAGTGCCTTCCTTTGGAGCAGATAAATTGCTACTTAAAGAAAAGCTTATGACTCAGGATGAGTTATCAAAAATTAAAGGAGGAAAGATATGAATGCTACACCAGGAGCGATAATCGCTAGTTCAAGTCCAGGAGATATTGCAGGGAGTGTTGCACCTCCTGCCAATGCGGGAAACATAATGCAGAATATGTTTACGCAGATGATTAGTCCTGAGCAGATGCCTACTACCCCATCAACCAATCCTGCACCGGCAGTTACTGGGAATCCTGTAACATTAACAGAACCTAAAAGAGAAAGCGTTCAGTTTAAAGAACCTGACGTAAGTTTATTTACTGACGAACCTAAAGAGGAAGAGGTAAAAGCTGCACCGGTCGATGATGAGCCGGATATGTCAGATATTCCTGACGAGCCAGCTAAAGAGAATTGGAAGAAAGCAAGAGAAGCTTTAAAGAATGAAAGAAAAACTCTCAAGCAGATTAATAAAGATTTTGAAGCTACAAGAGCTAAGCTTGAAAAATATGAAAAAGGCGAAGTAGTTCCTGAGATTATTACTGCTAAAGATATAAAAATTCAGCAGCTAGAAAAGTATGAAACCATTGTAAATGGTAAGCTATCTGATGAATATAATTCATTAGTAACTAAGCCAGTAAATGAAAAGTCTACAGCACTTAATAAGCTTGCTGAAGATTATAATGTTCCAGAAAATATTCGCTCTCAGTTAGTTCAAAAAATTGTTGAGACGGAAAGCGACAGAGAAAGAAATGCTTTAATTACTAAGTATTTCCCGGATGCATTAGGCGCTACCAAGGTAGAAGCCTTGGTAAAAGACTTGCACCAGTTAGGGGAAGTTGCCCTTAATATGGAAAATAAACCTGCTGAAACAATGCAGAGTTTAAAGACTCAATATGAAGAGAGAAAGAGACAAGAAGCTGAGACTATTGCTTCTCAATTTGAGACAGTCTCCAAGTCTTCTTGGACAAAGGCGTTGGAGAAAACAGCTAATGAAGGGCTGTTTCCTGAGTTAATTATGGACCCTACCGATGCGGAAAGAAGTAAGGTAGCTGAGAAAAATCAACACAGAGCCGGCATTCAGTACGGAGCTTTGGTTAAAAAGCTTCACGAGAATGGACTTACAACACTGCCGGAAGACTTAGCTGTGGGGCTTGCTCGGTCAGTTCAGTTAGCAATTGGCTCAGTAGGAGTGGCTAAGAAGTTAGCTGCGGCTGAAGCTCGTATTGCAGAACTTGAAGGAACCAATGGTATGATTGCCACCTATATGCGTCCTGGAATGAACTCCAACGGAGGAGGCAGAGCGCCGGTAAGTTCTTCAAATGATAGAGGACCAACAAGCCCTAAAGATGCAGGACAAGCTGCCTTAGCTGTCTTTAGAAAATAGTTGTTGACACATTCTTAAATTTCGTTCTTAATATGGAGTATCGGCAAAGCATCTTTTAAGAGCTTTGCAGTACTCGGCAAAGCTTAACGCCGTTAAACTAAGCATACAGTGTAATCGTCAGGCATACGGTAAATTGCTCTCTGTAGAAAATAATAACTAACGCGCTCTATTAATCAGCGTTTATTTTTTTCTATTTAAGAGGCAATTTATATGGTTCAATGTATTTCTTCGGAACAGACCAAACAGGCGTTTATTGCAAACGCTCCTTTGATCGCAAAGACAATCTCCAACATGGAGCTTCAAGCTCCTAACTGGTACAGGGACTTGCTTAAGCCAGAACCGTGGCCAGAGGATGCAGGGCTTTCTCTGCAAGAGCTTGAATATAATGGAGAACTTCCACAAGCTGAAGAAGGCTTCGGTACTTGGGAACTTCTTGATGACCCTTCTGGTTGTGGAGCACTATGCACACCAAACTGCGGTTACAACTTCCATTCACTTGAAGGCAATGCTTTCAATTCAAAGACTTTCAGAGTTATGCGTAAAGATTTCAGGACTCCTGATTTCTGCGTAACTTCTGTTAGTTCGACTCGTGACTTCCAGCAGGTCTTCTCTGCAATGGTTCAAGGGTTCTACAACCAGATTGCTTTCCACAAGGAAGTAAACGTAGGCCAAAACTTCATGTCTCAGATTACTCTGAAGTATATGGTGGATTCAGCTGGGTTTAAGCCTAATAGCGGTGACCCATTCAGCTACCTTCCTCTTGGAACTACAACTCTTTCAGCACCTACGATTGATGCTTTAGAGTTCTTCTATCAGCAGATTCGCATGACTCCGAATATCCAACCTTATGGATACTCGAACAACATGCCTCTTTATGCTGCTGTAGCATCTCCAGAGCTTCTGACTTCTATTTACAGGGACGACCCTAAGATTAGAACAGACCTCCGGTATGCAGCCGCTGGGGATGCTGGTTACGGAAATGATTTAATTCAGCGTTATAACCTGAACTATACTATCCGTGACATGTTCCTTCCTATCGGGTACCTGACTCCAAGACGTTTCAGGTGGAGCAATTCACTTGGATGGGTACGAGTACTTCCTTGGATTAAAGGAGTAAAGGCTACCGTTGGTACGTTTACTTCGATTAACCCTCAGTATATGGACCCTTCGTATGCTACCCATGAGGAAATGATTATCCACGGTATGAATCCTTTTGGACTCTATACCCGGCAAGACCCTACCTCAATCGGTGAAGGTTCATCCTTTGGACCTCAGCCTGGTAACGGATTCTGGGATAACTTCCAATGGTCAAATCCTGAAACACGAGATGACCCAGGCCGTTTGGTAGGCTTCTACTGGACCAGAGCGCAAATCGCGTTAATGGCCAGAGGGCAATCATTTGCGATTATGTGGCCAAGGAAACCTATGAGTTCAGCGATTCGTTTCTACAACCCAAATCTGGTTTGTCCTCCTGAAGCTACTGCTTGTGACAACGAGCTTGCAGCACCAGGATGTCCAGAACCAACGATTTCGGCATTTACGCCAAATCCAGTTACAGCCGGTAACTACTTCGTTACCTTCACTGTACCTCTAGATGCGGAAGCTGGAGATATACTACTACTTGAGAGTACATCAGGCGGATTCGTAAGTGCGGAGATTGAAACAGGTGGAGTAAGTTCAGATGGGCTATCGTTTGAAGTAACGATAACAGGAGATGTCTCCAGTTGTCCAAGATACTTCAGACTCTGGAGCATTGACGATATGGCATGTAGTTCAGCAGTTGAGAAGTACTCGACAGTATCCGGTGATGCTACTCAGCTTGATTTAGTACTTCGTGCGCCTATCAAAGCGTATCAAAATACTCAGGCAGTATTACTGAAGTACGGAGATGGTACGACTCAGACTGCAACGGTAGTTGCAGCCGGAGTGGATATTACTACTAACGTATGGAGAGTAGATATCGGAGCAACAGCTTTCGTTGATGATGTCAATGGAGTTGTTGAGATATGCGTACCGACGAGTACGGTAGCGAGTTGCCCAGGGTGTACTGGACCAACTGAAGCTCAGTGCGAAACATAATAAGCAAGTCAGGGGAGGAGGGAAACTTCCTCCCCTATTGCCTTAACCATAGTGGCTACGCTCTTTTATATAGGAGATTATTATGAATCAAATACTACAAATGGACGGGGAAGGACCGTTTGATGACCTCGAAGGAAATGCCGCTTTTGGTAGGTTATTTAAAAAATTTCTAGCACAGTATGGTTCTGAGTTACTTCAGAACAATGAATACCTACAAGCAATAAATGCTGCTGGAACTTTAAACCTTGATCTGCTGAAAGCAGATGAGTCAAACAATACAGTACTTAATGCTGCAACTACAAAGAAGACATCGCTAACTGTTGCGGGTGTAGAAGAAGTTTCTGTAGACGCTACAGGAATTCATGTTGCATTAGGCAATGGCGTAGCACTTAAAACAGGAACAAACGGTAAAGCCGGAACAGTTACTGTAAACGGTACTACACCTGTAGCGGTAGCGACTACGGGGTTTCTTGCAGGATCTGTTGTTGTATTTAGCTTAAGAACTGTTGGTGGAACAGTAGGTGCAATTCCGAGAATTGGCGTACCTACAGCCGGCACTGGATTTACTGTAGTAGGTACTGCTTCTGATACGTCAGTATATAACTGGGCTATTATTGATACCGAGTAAACATGACTATAGATTTTTGCAATCTTTGCGGAGATCCTTGCACCGGCAAGAACGCTTGGATTGGTAATAATAACTCTCAAGAGACATGGAGGACTCTTGTAGCTCAGGCATTGTGTGCCTTGGCTACAAATAGTCCTGACGTTGTAGCAGCTACACAGTTGCCGCAAGTAGCAAAAACTGCGGCACAACTTACAGCTAGCTACGGGTCTTATGCGGATTTGGGGTTACTGAATACCACTGCAAAGTTGCGTAGATTTACTATACAGAATAATACGGATGCGGATATTGAGATATCCCTTGATGCCGGAGTCACTACACACTTTAGAGTGCTTGCTACTTCAGTAAGAAATATCGATTTAGGTAACTATACATTTGCTGCACAGACTGATTTGAGAATTAGACGGGCTACAGGGATGACTGCTGGAACGGGTGTTGCATACTTTGAAGGGGGATATTAAATGTTTAAATATTTGTTAAGCTTACTTTTACTTGTAAGCGCTGCTCAAGCACAAAATTTCAATGTCATCAGAAATGACAACGCGGATACGGTTATTCAAAGCAATAACTTAGGTAATGCTAAAATAGCTACGGATTCTACTGGTAAAGTATTTACTACGCTACAAGCTGGCACAGCCTCCGCAACTAATCCGATTAAGCTTGAGGATTCGGCATCGGCTAGAGATGATGCGCTTATGGGTGTAGCAGCAGTAGTTAACAACCCTCTAGCAGTTATAGCCGGCACTAATGGTGACTACGTAGCACCAGCCGCAAGTAGGAACGGAGTCTTATTTAGCTCTCCGGTACTTAATACTGAACTTACCAGCGCGCAATCTCCTATAGATGCCGAGGATTCGGTAGCAGCTAGCGGTGATGCTTTGGTGGTCGTCGGTGGCATAACAAGAAGCGCGTTAATAAACGGCGCAGCTACGGGCGATTATGTACCTCCAGCTTACGACGAATCAAGCCGCACTATCACCACATTGGCTCCAACGGGGGAGACTTGGCAAGCTTGCACAGGCGCTATAACCGATACAACTCAAACCGCCATTAAAGCAGCAGTAGCATCAAATAAAATTTACATAACTTCTATTGGTTGCAACAACTCGTCAGCAGTAGCTAGTACGCTAGTATTCCAAGACGCATCGACTGCGATATGGCAGGGAGCTATAACAGCGGCGGCAACAAACGGATCTTATACAATGACATTTCCCGTACCACTAAGAGGAACGGTAAACACAGCATTAAACGTAACGCTAGGAACTACCGCAACCAACACACGTTGTTGTGCAGCTGGCTACATCTCAGTGAACTAAAGATTTAAGTAAAGGAGAACTTAATATGAAAAGCAAAATGAAAAAAGACGTAGCTAAAAAAGTAGCTAAGAAAGAAGTAAAGAAAGTAGTTAAAAAAGCTAAAAAGTAACCAGTGGTAGACTGTGACGTTTGTAACAATCCTACTTTACTACAGAAGGCTACTTGCGATGAGAAGTCTTTTAGGTGGAGTGTTGTCAAGTCACTGTGTTACTTAATAGAACTTCTTTCTACGGAAGAGGAAGAACTACTTCCTATTACAGTAGTTCTTCCTCAAGTAGCTAAAACGGCAATTCAAGTAGAAACGGGGTATGCTACCTTTGCTACCGTAGGATTAATTGATACTACAAAGCAATTAAACTCTTTAAGAGTAATCAATAATACCGATGCGGATCTAGACTTCTCCTATGATGGGGGTGCTACTGTCGCCTTCACAGTACTTGCGTCTACGGTATATCAAGAAACTTTAAATATTACCCTTAATACCACTACGGATTTGCAGATGAAAAAGTCAGCAGGACAAACAGCAGGAGTTGGTAGAGTTCTCCTTGAAGGAAGGTATGCATCATAATGACAACCTTACTCCCAGACCAATTTTTAAAAGTATTTGAGTTACTAGAATACTCTGTAGCCAGAGAAATACCTAATAAGCCGTACAATTTAAACATTGTAGGTGTACGTAGTAGCTTTGGTAGGGTTAATTACTTTGATGATTCCATTAATATTTATTATGAAAAAGAAGGTAAATGGGTACACCGTGCGTTTATGGCAACGACGTATCCAGGTAAACCGTCTTTGTTAAAGCCTATTAATACTAAAGGCTCAGCTATTTTAAAGCCAGGACAGTATCAATATAAGAAAGGGAAGCACAAAGGACAGTATGATGCGTTAGTGCAAGCCGGACCTGTAACTGTTTATAGAGACAATAATAGAGATTTAGTTTATAATTCAGTAAATGAAGAGTCTGGCTTTTTTGGTATCAATATCCATAAAGCTTCATTATATACAAAGTTTGTTGGGCCTGACAGTTACGGATGCCAAGTAATTAAAGAAGGGTTTGATAACTTTATGTCAATAATAAACAGTTCTTTAAATTATAGAGAAAATAGGTTTACGTATAGCTTGGTGGAGATCTGATATGTATTATAATAGTGGATGGTGTAACACATGTAGCTGTAATTCATGTGACTGTACTTGCGGAAGAAAGACAGTTCTACAACAATCAAAGGCTGCTTGCTGTAACTCCACGTCCGGTAGTCGGTTCTGTAAGGAACCTATCGTATACTTGACTTCAAACTTTACAATACCGGCAGCGAATGTAGAAGTAGAAGTTTCTGTATCAGATGCTACTAGAGTATATAAAGGACAAGGAATCCAAATCTCTACTTACTATTTTCAAGTAACAGAAATAGTAGACGCACGTACAATTAAAATTGCACATAATGGGTCAGCTACCCCTGCTGCCGTAATTACCGCAGTCAGTGCTACTTACGGGTGTTTCCAATACCCAATTTATTTTGTAGGTATTGTTGAAATAGCTTACACTGCTGACGATATTATCGGAGTAGACGCTTCTTTTGTGGAAGTCGCAGATTCAGTAGTTGACCCAGTACTAAGCTATACCTATGGGTACTTAGGACCAGACAAGATACAGTTTAATTTGGAGATTACAGCTGAGATTGCTAACACTCCTGAGTTTATTGAGATACCACTACCCGATGCAGCATCTACTCCAGGAGCAGTATTCAGTGCAGTGATAATCGATAGCAGTGTTCCTGAGAAAGCAATAGCGTATAAAAGAGGAAGTAACTTAATTGTAGGTCCAGGTAACGGAACTAATTTTGCAAATGATACAGGTGTAGTGATTCAGGTATCAGGAAGTTATGGGGTGTAATTCTTGTTCAAGAAATCCTTGCGCGTGTAACGTCGTACCTTTGCCGTACTATGAAGACCCATGCTTTCAATCGAATCAGACACAAGGATGCCAAGTATATAATCAGTACTCTGCGGCTATTAGAGTAATTACGGAGTGGGCAGTACCTACCCCCGGTCAGTTAGTTACTTTAAGAGTAGCGGCATTAGCTGATATTCTTGTAGGTTCTTTTATATGGAATCCTGACTACGGATATTTTTCGGTAGAAGTATACGACCCTGAAGGTCAGCAGATAAAGGTGCAAGCAGTAGCCGGATACACTGCTACCGTAGGAACAAGTATCCCCGGATGCACAAAGTTCATTCTTACGCCCAATACGATACTCGATACCATCACTGAATTACAGGCAGAAATCGCTGTATTGCAGACAGAGATAACAGTTTTAGAAACGGACATTACTGTTTTAGAAAATAACATAACTCAGCTAAATTTAGGATGGGTTACTGTCAGTGAAACAGGAACATATTTATCTGCTAGTGCATTCAGAGTTCCTGGGGATATTACAGAATTTTTAAGAGCAGGACAAAAAGTAAAGTTACTTTTAGATGGTACTGCATTCTATGCCAACGTAGCTAGTTGGGCGTTTGGAGCCGGAGTTACTACTATTAGTATACTTATAAATACAGATTATGTACTTACTAATAATGTAATAACTAAGGTACAGCTTAGTAATGTAAACCCAGTAGATTTTCCTGCATTTTTTAACTACAACTTAAATGCGTCTGGGTTTTCTTCTTTAATATACAACTTAGGTAGGTATGTTGTTCAAGGAGACATTGTTAGAGGAGAAGTGCAGATAGGTGGTACAAGTAACAGCACTGCATTGACTATAGCAATTCCTGCTCCTCCTAATACGTTAGGAATGATAGGTGCTGCATATCAAGTTGCAGATAACGGCACAGGCTCTGTAAATGTAGGTATAATATCAGCTACTAGTCCTTTTACAGCTACTATCTATAAGGACCAAAATTTCGGCACATGGACAGCAGCCAATTTGAAGCAAGCTATTTGTGAATACTCGTATATTATAGATCAGTAGTTATGAGCAAAAAATGTATATCATGTGGCACTCCTCCTCAACCTTATTATGTCGATGAGAATAATAGTCTTACACAAGACCATGCGGCGATCTTTAGAGATACACAGTTTGCAGCCGGTATATATTTAGCTAAGGAATTTGTAGTTCCTGCGATCGATACTGACATTCAGATACAAACAAAAAATCTTATAAATATAGTTGTAGGTTCTTATCTTTGGAGTCCTGCATACGGCTATTTAAAGATAGTTCACTGGGACGAATGCACCGGTAAGTTAGGTTTATTAAATGAAGATATCTCAGGGGCTGCTATCCCTGGTACAGTAGTTTCGGAAGGGAGTCTTTGGGCGGTAGCTGCAAGACCCTGCTGTGCTGACCAAGATACTTTCTCATTGTTTCCTTTTCTTGCAGAAGATTATGTAATTCCTGCGGTGAGTGGGGCAGTTACGTTAGCAGTTACTTCTACCTTTGGATTAATACAAGGTAGCACAGTCCGTATTGGGTCTAATGTTTATTTTTTAAGCCAGATAAATTCATCGTTAGAAGTTATAGTAACTAATCAAGGAGCCGGAGGAGTACCAGGAACAATAGTTTCTGCAAGAGATATTAATGGAGAGTTGCAGTATTTAATTACGCAAGCAGTAACTTCAGCATGTAGCTCTACCGGCGTAGACACTGTAAAGTTAATTGGTTGTGATGGTATAAACGAAAGAGTACTTACAGGGGAGTATGCTACTCAAGTACCTGTTTTACAAAGCTCAATTACAAGTGAAGTATCTTTTCAACTTTTAGATACGGAAGTACGTACTTGCACATTTCTAACTGCATCGGTGAATATATTATCGGCTACAGATAGCTATACGATTAACGTAGACGACGAAAGTGTTTTTAACATTGGGCAAATAGTACAATTAGGCTTTGGTAGTTTAAGATGGGAAATTACTGATAATACTACTCCAGGAGACCTCGATATAATATGCACTATTGGAAACCCTGGAAGCTCATTTACTATACCCAATGGCAGCTCTGTTTGCTTGCAGCTAACCCCAGAAGCACTAGAAGAAGATATTGTAGCGCTTCAGGCTAGATTAACAGATATAGCTATAGGATTTAAAAACGGAGTAACGGCAGGAAGTGCTGCCATTACTGGTATAAACTCCTATGAAGATTTACCTAATGCTCCACTAGTACGAGCCTGCGTAGTTACGCACTTAACAGCTATTATAGGAAAAGATGAAATAACATCTGGAACACTTACTATAACTTTGTATAAGAACGGAGTAACTACAGGACAAGCTATTACGATAACCTCCGCTACAGATGGAGGATTTAGTAACTACGGGGCAATAACTCCGGTATCTTTTGCAGTTGGAGATAAATGTGACTTTGCTATAACTAAAGCAGCTATAGCTATTGCAGGAAATATAGCCATAGTAGCTAAAGCAGTAGGGTACTATACGTAATGGAACTAGGTACAGACGGACAACTCTCTTTTGATGGTGGGCAAGATGTCTCTTTACCATCTACAAGGTTAGAGCCAAATAAGTTTGTATCAGGAATTAATGTAAATACATCTAAAGGAGTACTTAAACCCAGGTATGCATGGCAAAGAAAAAAGCTAAGCATACAAGCAGGAGCGTATTCCTACGAGTTTAATAAGTTAGCCAACTTTAATTTTAATTTTAAAACAGGATTATTTCAAGCTTTCGTACCTTATCGTATAGGTAAAAATTATTATCAACTAATAGTAATTAACGGGCTTATTTATTTATTAAATCAAAGAGATTTTACTGTAAGCGTATTAACATTAAATGCGGATACACAATTAAACCCCGTACAAAAAAGAATCTATTGGGGTGTAACAGCTAAGTACGTAGTGTTTGCTGACTTTCCAAATAGGCCGGTTATTATAGAAAATGGCGTAGCTCGTAGGTCAGATGTAGCTTTAAACGAATTACCTGTTTTAAACTTAGTGACCTATAATCAAAATAGAGCTATGTTTTCAAATGGAGTTAACGAGTTTAGTGCAGGTGACCCGGCTGGCTCTTTGACTGCTCCCTTAGCTCCTATAACAATAAATGAGATACTATCAGGAGGCCCCTATGTTGGAGAGATTTACAAAGCTCCTTCTGACTTTGATGATCCTATTTCAGCTCTCACTACTTTACAAAGTGTGGACACATCTACAGGAATTGGTTCTGCAATAGTAGCTACACAAGAGCAAATATTTAGCTACGATACAACACAGCCAAGGGCTGAGTGGGTAAACTTAAATCAATTCGGCACATGCTTATCGTATAACGCCGGAATAGTAGATCAGCTTGCACAGATAAATGTCAATTCTGATCTATTCTTCGTACCTAAAGACGGGACACTTAGAGGGCTTTCGGCAGCCAGAGATGAACAGAAGAAATGGGCGAGAACACCTATGTCCCTGCCGGTGGAAAACTGGGTAGAATACTACGACCCTGACTTAATTAATTTCTCAAGACTTTCTTATTTTAACAATAAGATTTTCTGGACTGTAAGACCTACGTATACCAAAGCACTAAGACTCGATAAGACTCCGATACTAGATGTATGCCATTCAGGGTTCGTAGTGCTTGATATGGCAAACGTATCGCGGGGAATGGGAGATGTACCTCCTGCATGGGATGGACTTTGGACAGGTGTACGGCCAATGGATATGCTCATTAATGATAATAGGATGTTCGTTATTTCCAAAGATTCCGGCATTAATGAGATATACGAAGTACTTCCTCAACAAACAATAGACCGTACTGATGGGGGACAAAGAAGAAATATTCGTAGCATCATTTACACGAGAGACTATTTTACTAAGAATGTTTTTCAAGATAAAAATCCTGTTAGACTTGAATCAAACTTCACTAACATTCTTGGTGAGTTTAAGTATGATGTTAAATACAAACCTTCAGATGCACCTAACTTTATAGACTGGGGCAAATACGAATTAGATGTAAAGAGTGGATATACTCATTTTAACGACGGCAATATTTTACAACGTACTCCAGTAGCGTTGAAAGAGCTTACATTAAATGCACCAAACTTAGGTGCAGCAGAGAATCCTGTAAATAATGATTTGTACGGTACAGTTAAGAGATTACAATTTAGGCTTGAGATTGAAGCAGAGTCTTGGCAATTGGATGAGTTTGCGGTATTCGCTACAGAGCTTCAATACGAAAAAGCAAAAGGAGATACTACAGAACAGCCTAAGCCGGTTGAAGCTTTTCATACATTGAATGGGGATTGGAAATATAAGGAGTTCGGGCAATGACAGTAGTTACAGGCGCATTAAAATTTATAGACGTACCTAATGACTTTTGTATCACCACAGTTACAGAGCTTATTAAGTTCGTGCAAAAGCATGGAGTGGTTGAGTTCGATGCTTCACAGCTTACAAACGTATATGTAGGTACGACACAACCGAGTGATACTTCTGTAATTTGGTTTAAAATTTCTCCTTCAGGAAATTACGTAGGCGTGTTTGTGTATGTCCAAAGTGAATGGACAGTAGTATTCCCTCCACCTAGTCAAGTTATTAGAATGTATGGAGATTCTACTAATATCCCAACAGGTTATGAGTTGATAACATCTACTACTCCAGGGTTTAGTTCAGCTATGGTCAGCTTCTTACAAGGCCAATGGATGCCCAATCCCAGTTCTCCGAGTGACTACCTCATTTTTGATGTTGTATACACCGGAGTTTAATGGTATTTTAAACTTTATATAACCACTTTAAGGGTTGACTTTTATGGCAGATAAATCAGGGCATGTTAAAGACGAAATGGCATTGGTAGGACAGTACAAGTCTGGCTTCACAGGCAAAGTACCTACGGAGTTCTCTAAGCCAAATGCGTTCGATATCAAACCAGCGTATGATGGAGAAGGTAAACTACGCGAAGCTTACGGGTATAGTAAACAAGAAAGCCATCCTACACCTACTGCACCTGGTAAGGGTACAATTTAATTTTATTAGGAGAAACGTATGTCTTTGACCATTTTTAATCCCAATCTCATTTATCCAGCACAAACCCCTACGGGTCAAGCTGGTCCTAATGCTGGTTTCCCTCTGCCTTTCTATCCTCATGCATATTGGTATGCTAATGGATTGCAGCAGACCTTCACAAATTCTGAGATAGTTGAGCAATCTTCTACTCCTATATTTGGTAGAAGCATGCCTAACACATTCAGAAAAGATGCGTCAGCATGTAACGGACCTACTTTACCTGTTTAATTTGGTTGTTGGTTTATGGGCTGTTCTGCGTGTGGTAGTAGCAGTATTTTACGCGGTGCGCGTTCAGCCCGTAAACTTTTATCTGAAAACCCCATTAGGCGTGTCAAAGGGCATTCTAGCGGTGGGATACTTAAGTCAGAAAAAAGATTATTAAGAGAAGCTGGTATTTCAGCAGTAGCTGGAGAGATGAAGGAAGCATCTAATCCTATCTCAGACCCAGACAAAGAACTTACTGAGTTACTTGCGAAAATAAATAGCTCGGTAGTATCTACAGATGAATGAATCCCTGTAGCCAGAGACTCAGGGCTGGCAAAAATTATTAAATTTTTGTCGAGCCATGTCACTAACCTTTGGAAAAGCTAAAGAGATCTGTCAACCTTACTGCGGTGCAAGCGGGAAGGCGTTCGATTCTAAAGAGTTACATGACTTCACTATAAAAGCGTTACAATATTTATTAATAACAGGCTCTCCTGGAGGAGAAAAGCTGTTTGATATTAATACGGGGAAGGGGTTTTTCACGGCACCCTATGAACTAGAAACACCGTTAAAATTATTAGTTAACGGCAGAGTAGGCAATGCCGTCAACAAGTGGTTCGAGTTTAGATCAAAGCCTACAAACTGCGATAGATTTCTTGAGTGTGCAGACCTTATAATTGAAAATACCGATACATTTTACACTGCCTATGATGGACCTGAAGAGTTTCAAGTAGGAGTCAAAGCTACTCAAAGTGGCGAGTGTGGAAAAATATTCATTGCATCAGGGCAAGATGCCTCCGGTAGAGAAGTCTTTACGAACCATAGAGGTGCCACTATTTCTGGAGAGTTGCTAGAGATTCCAGAAAATAATGCAACTATAAAATGGACCAATGTTTATTTTACAAAATTAACCGGCATTACAAAAGACCCGACTAATGGGTATCTCTCTTGTTATTGGCGAGATAGAAAAGGAAACATCGGATATCTATCTGACTATGCGCCGGTTGAAGAAGTACCTAGCTATAGACGCTTTCAATTAAACATTCCAACGTGTCCTGAATATTCCAAAATATCTATCATTGCTAGAACTAGACTAAAAGAAAGCTATGCAAATAATGATAGAGTACCCTTCGATAATTATTATAATCTTGAAATAGCCGCACAGCAAATTCAAAGCCAGCTATCTAAACAGCCGGAGCTTGCAAGCCAACAACATAAGTTCTTAACTGAGTTGGTCGAGCTAGAAAATACACACAAGAAATTAAACAACGGGTTACCTATAGAGCAGTTTTTCTTTACTTCTGGAGGTACAATCCAAGGCATTGTAAGAAGGGGAATCAACAACTGGATTAGGAGACGTTGGTAATGAATGGCGTAACATTATCAGAAATAGAAGAGTTGCTTTCTGAAACAATATTGAAGGTGTCTACGATGGATATAACATTAAATAGACTAGCATCGTCTTCAGAGCGCATGTCAAACGCCGCAGAATCTATGGCACGTACTTATGATAAAACAGAAAAACGTCAACAGCTATTGGAAGAAATGAATATAAAATTGTACGAGAAAAAAGGCATTGCTCCAAACATCTTTTTTATGGTTACCGGAACTCTCTGTGCCGTGATATTATTATTAGCAATATGGATTACTGATACATATTTTAAAGCGAGTCTTACTAGTCTCGAAGCAGGAAAGAAACAGATTGAAGAAACATTAGATAAAGTAAAGACTGAAATAATTTCAGAAGTGAACAATGGCAGCTAAGAAAAAGAATACTAGCACTACTACGTTAGTCTCTTCTAAAAAGAAGATTAAGACTGACATACCACTTATCAATGCTCCTGAAGATATTGACCCTAATGGGTTTAATGTTACGGCAGACATGGTTGAGGCCGGACAAGTAGATTTAACAGACCCTAATTTTAATTTTGATACGTTAAAAGCAGACACGTTAGCCAATAGGTTTATGACGACTGCTGACTATACGCTGCTTGACCCTGCTGAAGTGCAGGATGAATTCGGAGATATTACGCGCAGTGAGATGCGTAAGAATGCTAAGCTTTCTTCTGACTTAGCACTTGATGCAATTGATACAGAACTTCAAGGCTTATTAAATTATGCACCTACGGCTGCTAATTTACAAAGACAGCAAGTAGCTTTAGATAATACTACTAATCAAGCAGAAAAACTAAGAATGCTTGAAACGGCTGACCCTAATATCAGGGCTGATCTGGAGGCACAGAGAGGGAGAGCAGGAGCATATGCGGAAGGTAGAGTTCCTGATGCTATTCTCGATAGGCAGCTAGAGCTTGGCATACAGTCTAAGGCCGCTGATAGGGCAGCTTCTGGAGGATTTGGCAAGGGGTCGTCTGCTGCGGTTAAAGCAGGGCAATTAATGTCAGCTGAAGCTCGCATTGGTTTATCTCAGTATGGTGACCAATTGCTTACTTCCAACATAGGTCAAAGAACAGCAACACTTGTAGCCGATCAACAAATGGCTACGGGAGGTTCTCAGATAAGTGTTATGCCATCAATGTCTGCTGGAGAAGCAGCAATGGCTATAGCTAAAGATGCCAATGCTGGAAATATTACAGCCAAAGATGCACTAGATAGTAAAGTAAAACAATCTCAATTTAAAGCAGAGCAGGAACAAGATACCAATAAAACCAACTTACTCACGGCTGCTGAAAGAGATGCCACACAAGCTACATTAAATCTTCAAGCAGCTACGTCTAATGTAGATAATGACATTCGTACCCAAGTAGCGGCTAAGGAAATTAATTCTGCTGAACGTAGATTTAATACAGAGCTTAAAACCAACACTGCAATCTCAAATGCAGATAGAGCATTCCAGGCAGCAAATTCAAATGCAGGGAGAGCGCTAGAGATTACTACTACAAACAGAGCCGTTAAGCTGGATGTAGAAAAGACCAATAAGACTTTAGTATTTCAAGACCAACAAAGAGTTAAGTCAGAAAGATTTCAAGCCGGACAAAATGCAGCTTCAAGAGCCGCGAGCGCCGGTGCAAATGCTGCGGCGATTGCTGCTCAACAAGCGGAAGCTCAGGCAGATAGAGCTTTTCAGTTGCAACAACAAGATAAAGCATTAGAATTATACTATGCTAATAGAAAGGATGCACAAAAGTCAGGAGATGCAGCAGCCGTTGGTAATATTATTACTAAAGCTCCAGATATAATTAGAGGAGTCGGCGGGGTAATAGACTTTGTAGATGGGTTATTTGGAGGAAGCAAATCAGGGGGGTCTAGTATCGCTGATGTACCTAGCTTTGAATTGCCTGATTTTGGATAAATATGAACACGAATAAAATGTTACAAATATCATCTCTAGGGTCTGTTGATAAAAACAACATGACCATACGTACAGAGGTACAGAATCCAGATAGACTTATTGAATGGGATACAACTCCTAACAATCCTATTATTCAAGGCTTTCAAGGAATGTTTAATGACCCTAAGCCGTTTGATACTCCTGAAGTTCAGACTAAATTGTTTGACGTAGATAACTTGGTTAAAGGACAAGCCGGCATTTATAGAACAATGCAGGATGGCTTAACACAATTCGGTTCTGATTTAGACGGCAAGCCTCTATATGCCATGAATGAATTAAGAGATGACCAAAGCTTTGACTTAGGAAAAAATAAACTCTTTACAGCCGGAACTATAATGCAGCAAATGGGAGCTTTCTCAGATGAAGAGGAAGCAGATAAGTTTGCTAAGTTTACTTCTGATGCAGGTGACCCTGAGTTTATGGGAGCAATCACCGGACTATCGGCTACTGGAGATAAGAAGGGAGCCGTTAATTTAATAATGAAAGAGTTCGGCTATCCTGAAGTTGATTCATTAACTGATTACGATGATAAAGATAGAGCATACGGTACAGCATTTGCTGCCTACAACTTTGTAGAGAACGTAGAAAAAATGTCTCCTGCTCAGCAGTCCCTTACTCTTTCTACGATGGGGATGATGTCCTATAAGTTTAAAGACGGCACTACTTTAAAAGATAGAGCAGTAGTTAAGGGTGCTGATGGCGAAACAAAGTTCAGCTTAGGAGAGGCGTTCAGTATCGCAGGAACAGGTGCTGACGTTCTTTCTATGCAGAAGAACTGGGACCAACTGGAAGTTGTTCAGCAGATAAGCTTTGGCAAAGGGGGTCCAGGGCAGATTGCAGCAACGGGCAAACGCATGCAGATGCTTGGTGACCCTAGTATGGGAGGAGCAGCCGTAAAGCAGACAGATGCTGATTTAGGTAGGCTTGGATTCACAGCCGTACCCTCTGCGGGAATGGGAGCTATTACAGGAAATGGTAATGCATTGCCTCCTGATTATGAAGTCATCGGTGCTGGAACTAAGCCAGGGCAAGTAATTGCAGTACCAAAAGGGCTGTCGTTTTCTGCCGGTACTATCAACGGAACAACTGAGATTAGAAGCTTAAATAATGCTGACGGGGTAAAGCCAGCGTCTATTGGAGCCTTTAAAACTCACAGCAATTGGCTTCCAAATAAATCAAGCAATAACTTAAGAGGTACTTCATTTGCTGCTGGATTAGGTCAGTCAGGGGTTCTCAACGACCCTTATATGTCAAGTGCTTTGGCCACTACTTCAGTAATGGGGAATACAGTAAGTAAACCTAAAGTCACACAAGAGCAGACAAAAGAGATTAGACAATCGGTAGAAAATGCCGCAGCAAACTATGTTACTGGTGGGGTTTCTGGGAAAGTACAGAAACTTGACCAACAGCTTACGGGAGGAAAAGGCGAAGAAATACGTGACAAGCTAGACTCACTTAACCCCATGAATGTAGTTACGGACAAGCTGAATGAAAAGATATTAAATAAAGGAATGGGTTTAATAGATTCAAACTTCGGAGGCAAATCTAAAGAACAAACAGGTAGAGATGCCGTAAGAAAGCTAGGTACTCAATCAGGGTTAATCAATAAAGATAATTGGACTGTGACATTATCAGACGGGTCTACCGCAGACGTAGGTAAGGACGGCAATTCCAAAGAAGGAAGGATGTTCAGATTCCAAGATAAAGCCGTAGGAGAAAATAGAGAATTAAATCCTTACGATGTGGACTATACAAACGATCTTGATTTCTCATCAAACATGATGACCAATGCTTTAACCAGAATGATTTCTGGTGGAAAGGGAACTGCTATTGACCAAGTGGCCGGCCAATTAGGAAACGCTGCGTTAGGTAAGGTAGGCTTTGGCCAAGATATGACTGAAGAGAACTTCAATTATGTAAGAGACAACGTAAGAAGCTTTTACTTTAAGCAAGGAATTCAAACAAAGGAAGATGCCTTTGCATTATCTAATCAGATGGTAGCCGATGGACGCATTACTGAAATTGATGCAGTCGCTATGCAGCAAGGTATCAACATGACGTTTGATGATGGCGGGTATGAAACTGCACAAGTACTTATGTCAGGAAGGTGGAAGGGACTAGAAGTAGCCTCTGATATTCCTAAATCGCCTGGACCAAACTATGATGCAGTTGAGACAAAGCCGACCGTAAAGGGAAGTGCCGATATTACAGATATGATGGAAACCCAAGAGGTAGTGCCGTATACTCTAGATATGAATCCTGGTACCTACGGAGGCAATGCCAATACCGATATATTTACCAAGTCAATAATCAAGTACAAAGACCCTTGGAGTGTAAGAAATGCGAGCCGTTGATTTAGATCTATTTGTCAACTCAGCTTCAAAAGGCTGGCAGGATGGAGCTAAGGTAGCTTCACCCTTCGCGGCTTTCTTGCAAGGAGTATCAGATGGTATTGACCAGAATTTTAAAAATGACCAGCTTGCTGCACAGACAGAAAAGATTCGCATTGAGAATGAGCAAGAGCCTTACAGAGACGCTATCTTAGAAGCTGAAGCAGAGAAAGCTAAGATTCAAACGCAAGCAATGCAGGAAAATCCTGATGCGTTTAAAGATAGTATTATAAAGAAAGCAGAAGCTGATAGAGCAGCTAAAGACCAGGCCGCTGCCTATGAGATGAAAAAGACAAAGCTCACTGAGATATGGAATAGTGGCAATGGTGAAGCTATTGGTGAAGCATATATTTCCAGAGAATATAAAGACGTATTCTTAAAGGACAAAGCGTTAGATGAGCAGTTCAGTAATCCTGCTACCTTTGCTACCTGGGGTAAGAATGCTCAAACTGTGTACGAAAAAGAACAAGCTTTAATTAGAGAAAAAGAAACTAATGATTCTTTACGTGCAGCCGCAGAAGAGTCTTACACAAAATTTACTCCTGACTATGTAAACAATCAGGAAATAAACATTCTCAAAGAAAAGATTAAGCAAGACACTGGAGAAGTAGTAAGTGATGCAGAGTTGTTCGATGCCGGAGTAATGGCTCCCTTCACTGGAGCAAGACAGATTCCTAAGATGATAGAGCAGGTAGACCCAGCTACCGGCAAAGTAGTTATGGACGCTGACGGTAAAACTCCTTTAATGGTCACTGCTCCAATAGGTAAATGGGGAATGGAATATACGGATGACCCTACTTCTCTTGAAGCCAAGGAGAGGACGGTATTCCAATATAAAGGAAAGCAGTATCAAGTAGGTTCAGGCTTCAGTCAAAATACTTCTGCACTATTTAATACCATGCAGAGTTCTTACAGAAGAAAGACCTTTCAAGAAAAGGGAGACGGTGGGATTACAGACAAGATGTCGGCTGTTAATGCCAAGCAAAAAGCGGAGACAGAAGCTCAAGCAGCGGCTCAAGCTGAAGCTAACCGTACCAATGAAGAACAAGCAACAGCAAAAGAGAGCTTTGATAGAGGGGCCACAGTAGCTACTAATAGAGTTCCTGCACCTACTACACAAGAAAAAGACGTATTGGGTATGTCTAGCTTCGATAGAGGAGTTAATTATCTTTTCGGAGACGGTAACGATAAACAGACTAAGTTAGATAGACTGGCCGGAAAGATAGCTCAATTAGAAGGTATGGCTCAAGACCCAACACAGCTTGGAGCTAGGCGTGAAATTAATAAAACAATTATTGAGAAGAAAAAAGAATTTGAAGAACTGATGGGAGTTCCTGTAACTAAAGAACTGCCTACGGCTATAGCTGCTCCTCAGAATATAGCGCAGCAACCACCGGCTCCAGCTACTCCACAGCAACAAGCTTCGCTCATTAAAAAGCAAGCACAAGCTGCAAAGACAAGTCAGTTCCTAAGTAAGTATCAACAAGGTACTAAGGTAGTAACTCCTCCTGTTCCCCAGGCAACACAAGCAGCAGTATCTACAGCAAGCCCTTACATACCTCCAAAGGTAACAACGGATATCCCTTTTAGTCCTGATGAAGAAGCAATTAATAAAGTGGCGTATAATCCGGTCTTTGCTAATACCTCTGGAATTTTCAAAGCAGTTGTTGCACACGAATCAAGAGGAGTAAATGAAGCCGTTTCTCCTACTGGAGTAACAGGTGTAGCTCAAGTAACGGAAGCCACTGGAAAGAGATTTGTACCTAACTTTGATAGAACCAATGAAGTACACCAAGCAATCGCCGGTTCTGCCTTTATGGGAGAATTGGAAGGTAGGTATCCGAATAGTCCAATGCTTCAATTGGCTGCATACAATGGAGGTACAGTAGTTGTAGACGAAGCTGTCCGGCTCGCTAAGACAACTGATTGGAGTGTAGTTAAAAACTATATGGAAGAAGCAGGGTACTCTGTAAGAGCGCAAACTGCATGGAGGCGAGACTTTGAAAATGCCGGACTATCTGAGGCTAGAATAAAGAAGCTTCTTAAAACCAAACCAATTGAAACTAAGAATTATGCAGAAAAAGTAATTGTAAACTTCCCTGCTTTCGCATTTAATGCAGATGACAATAGAGTTTTGAATCTGCTTAAACAGCAGGGAGTGTTTAGGACTTAACGCATGTGGCCATTTACTGAAGACGAAGAACTTGACGAGATAACCTCAGAGTTTGAAGGGGTGTCTCAAGGTATATTTGAACAAGCGGAATCAGAAGAGGCCGGACTTCTAGCCATTCAAGATGCGTACAAATCCTATGAATTTTCAGATCCTTCAAAGGCGCTGAATATCTTTCAAGAAAAAAGCAGTGAGATAAGAAAGAAATTTGGGGATACTAAGCCTTTTGATTTTCAAACTACGCTTGAACTTGCTCCAAGAAACCTCGATGAGTTTTCCTCTGACTTACCTGACCCTGATGCAAATAAAGTAGACATCATCAATAAATGGGAAGCTGAGAATCTAAAATCTTTGTCAGAGGCAAACGACCTTAACTACGTACAGTTAAAGCCTCAGTTAGAACGTGGTATTAAACAGCTTGCAACAATTCAGAGAAGACAAATTTACGGCTCTGATAACTATCTGGTAACTGACCAGGCATTGAGAATGGCTCAAGGAGCTATCGGTCCCATAGCTGAACTAGCTGGGATGGATTCCGTTACTGACTTCTTTACAGAAAATACTGACCCTGATGGAGCCTCTGTCTTTGGCTATACAGTCGGAGGAGATGACTCCTATTGGTCTGCTATATCCTCTGGCATGGGATCTGTAGCCGGTGCTGTAGGAGCAGGTGTAGCAACAGAAGGATGGGGCACAGCCGCATATCTGGGAGCATCTGGAGCCGGTGCAGTGAGGTCCAGAGTAGAGGATGCTCTGGAGAATGAAGCATCAACAGGGGAAGCTATCGCAGCCGGAGGAATCGAAGCTGCAAGTCAAGTTGCTCAAACAGTAGTTGGAACTAAAGTATTTGGTGGTGCTGTAAATAAGCTATTGGGCAAGTCACCAGAAGCCCTTGGAGAGAGGATTTTCCCTAAGCTCCTTAAAGCTGGAGCTATGGAAGGTATCACTGAGGCCGGTGGTCAAGTTGTATCAAATCTAGGGCAGAACGTAGGCCGAGGGGATGACCTTGATAGCAACTTGTTACAGGGGGTTCCTCAGTCCTTTGTAGCAGGGTTTGCAGGGGGAGGTGTTGCTGCTGGGGTGGGGGAAGTGTTTGCTCCACAAGATTCCCAAGGTAATCCGGTAGACGCAGACCCAGATTTTCCGGCTGATTCTGATTTCTTGCCAGGTACTGTTTATCATGGAACATCTTACAATATACAAGATTTTGACAGAAGTACATTAGGTAAATCTACCGGCTCTCCTTCCGCTAAAAAAGCGTTCTTTGCTTCCCCGCAAGTACAGACCGCAGAGTTTTTTGGGGATTTATCTTCAAGAGGCAAAGAAGAAATAAGTTTAGCTAGAATAACCCTGAAGGATAATTCTTGGCAGGAAGCAAAAGATGCATGGAAAGAAGTAGACCGTATTTACGGAGAGATACAAGAGTCTACCAAAGCAAACCCTGATGCTAAGAATAAACGAGATGTACTTAGTGACCCAGAGTACCTAGCAGCCGTAGCTAAAGCAAAAGAGAGCAATAAACAAAATGATGAAAAGGCAGCTAGTAAGTTCAACGAACTAAAGAAAAAAGATGCAGGAACTAATATAGTTCCTTTACGCATTAGATCCGTAAACCCTTACACAGTAAATGCAAAAGGAAAACCAGATGCAGGAGGGTTAATATATAAGGCAGTAACTGAAGCGATTGATGGAGGACATGACTCTGTAATAATAAATAACATGGAAGGTGGAGGACAATATGTAGCTTGGTTCGATCCTGAACAAGCATATTCACCTTGGGAATTAAAATCTAAACGTAAAATGCGGGTAGACCCAATCCTAGAAACTGAAGGACTCCCCCCACCTAAGCCAGAAGCCATTCCAGGAAAGGCAGTTAGTGCAGAACTAGCTGAGCCAGGAGTTCCCAAAGCAAAGCTTGCCGATGGATCGGAGATTGTCGAATCTGATGGAAAGTTCCACCTCAAAAAAGATGACAAGGTTCTCCAAGCCTATGATGTAGTAAAGCCGGTATCCCCTGAAATAGCTCAGAAGATAAGACAGCTTCAAGCAAATGGAAACCCTGACGGAACAGCAGTTACTATAACAACTGACGGGGATAATTTATTAATTGAATCTGAATTCGTAGATGAAAATTTAAATCCTTCAACACAGAAGACAGGGAAGGTACGAACAGTAATTCCTTTGGCAGAATCTGAGCAAGGTTCGGTACCAATATTTGCAAGCAAAACAAGAACGACAGACGGTGTTAGACAGAATCCATCGTTCATTTCACCGGCTCCTATTGAGAGCACTGCTTCCGCAGCAGCAGCCGGATATGGGAAACAATACCTCTCTCCTTACATGCAGAGCATGCTTGATAAGTATGGACCTGATTTATCAGAGGATTTAGGCATTGCTGTAAAGAGTGAAGTAGCAAATGCTGACGGCACTACTGAACAGATATTAGTTCCATTGGCTACTAAGTTTAAGACTACGCATGCAGTTACCGGCACAGATGCGGCTCAATTCATAGACCAAAATGGAGTCTTTGGTACTCTGGAATACTTAAGAAATAATACTAAGTTTAATGAAGTAGATGCCGCAACTTCAAACATCTTAGTTAATAAATTGGATTCTCTGTATAGAGATGCACAGACTGCTTTCAGCACTGACCAAAGCCCTCAGAACTTATCTAAGCTCACAAACTTAGGTGACCTTTTGAGCGAGTCATTACTGTTAAAAGATAAGGTATCAACTACAGCCGGTAGATTATTAGGTTCCCTATCCAATACTGCTGACCAGATACATAATGCAAAAGCATACGGGGAATTTAGGACCGGTCAAATTGAAGCCGAGCTTACGAAAGCTGCATACGACCAGTATCAAAAGGAAACAGGAGAAGCTGTAAATATAGCTGGCTGGGCTAAAGAAGCGCAGGATGCTGAAGCTGTACTTGCTGCCAATACTCCAAAGGAAGGGCAACCTTTATCTGATGAATCCAAATCCAAAATAGAGAAAGCAAAGACAACTTACGACAATGCAGTTAATAAAATAAAGCAAGCTGACAAACTTAAAAAAGAGAAGTTAGCTGAGTTTACTCCAGAGCAAAAGGGTAACCTCATAGATATGTATGCTTTGCTTGGTAAGCTTGACGGAGAACTGAAGCTCACATACGCAGAGAAAGTATTTGAAAAGGAAGCTGAGCTTGGATTAAAGGATATTACTCCTGATAGATTCAATCAGCTTTATAACTTTTATAGAAGTAACTTACTATCCGGTCCCTCAACCCAGCTAAGAAACTTTGTAGGTAACACTTCAAAAGTAATGTCAGATATTGTGGGATTGATTGGAGCCGGCCAATTTAAAGAAGCTGGGGTATTTTTAGATCAATGGATTGGCTCTACATCCTTAAGCCTTAAAGATGCTAAGCAAATTGTAAAAGGAAATAGAGCCGGTAGGTTTAAGTTTGACCAAAAATCCACTGATAAGCTAGGTAATGTTAAAGCAATACAAAAAGCTCCTCCTTTAACAAATCCATTCACGGCTATTCAGAATGCCATGTACCGGCTACTGACTGCACAGGACGCAATCTTTTTCAGAAATGCAAATACTTCTATGGCGTACTTAGCAGAATACGTAGCCAATAAACATATCAAAGACCCGGCTGAACGTACTGCATATATAGAAAAGGCATTAGGATACGACCAGCAAGAAAGCATTGTAGAGCAAGTCACTAAGGAAGCTAAGCTTCTTAAAGATGCTGGCATGGAAGTTAGTCAAGACCAAATTGACCTAGACGTTGCCTATCGAATGGAGAAACTCAGGTCAGAAAAAACAAAGGAAATTGCTGATAAATTTGGCGATAGGTCCGTATTCGTTAATGAACCTTCAGGTATCTTAGGTGCATTTTATGATGGCTTAGAAGTACTATCTGAAAAGATAACTGTACCGATGGGAGGCACTACAGTTAAGCCTCTTAGATTCTTTATGCCCTTCACTAAAGTAGCTGCCAACGTGACTTCACATATTATGGAGTTCACTCCTGTAGGTATCTTTAAAGGGTATATGAATGATTCAGCAGCCCCTAAGTCTGCTCTCAATCATCAACTTTCAGACATCGATGCTAAGATGGTATTAGGTAGGGGCATGGTAGGGACTACCTTTATGGCCGGGTTCTATGCCTTTGCAGATGCATTTAAAGATGAAGAAGACCCTTACTTTTCTTTCTATGGGTATCCACCAAAAGGCAAATGGAAAGAGTGGCAAGCCAAAGGCATTGAACCCTTCTCTATGAAGTGGGGAGAAAATATTATTCCATTGCAAGGAACGTCCTTAGCAATTATCCCTGCGGTAATTGGAGGTATGATTGATGCAGTGAAAGCAGGGGCTTCAGAAGCAGAAGCTATACATGCAGGTGTCATGTCTTCACTAGGTGCAGTATCCACTATGAGCTTTTTGAAACCTGCCGGTGACTTGTTTGATTATCTAATGGCCAGCAAAGATACAGTGAATACTGAAGCTGGTAAATCAGAGTCCGGTGCTACCGCTAAAAGAAGAGAGAACTTTCTTAAAGGGCAGATTGATACACTGGCAACCGGATTCATTCCGGCTTCAGGCTTTCTCAATAATTTAGGCAGATGGAATAACGAGTCTCCTGTAGAGTCATATAATAACTTAGCAGCTAAAGTATTTGGAGAGATGCCGTTTTCAAAAGCCGCTGGGATAACAGATACTAGACCTCAGCTAAACATATTTGGAGAGCCTATTACTAAATCATTAGTACAGAGAATGTCTGCCGGGTTAGCTCCTCATACAATAAAGACTGACCCTACTCTTTTATGGTTACAAGAAACTGGCTTTAAGATTCCAGACCAAGGACCGATAGTATCACTCACGAGGAAAGCTGAAAAGCAACGCTTTGGAAAAGTGCAGGAGAACATTACCGGGTATAAAAACATTCTCGATGAAGAACAGTCGAGAAGAGTTCTGCAACTATCCGGTCCTAGAATAAAGACTTTCTTAAACTCAATTAGAAAAAATCCTTCCTTTCAAGTTAGGGGAGAAAAGGCGCAAGCATATATCAATGACAGGATTAATGAGATCAGAGCAGAAGCAAAAGTAAGAGTACTCTCTAATCCTAAGTAGTCACTTAAACTTGACTGTTATTTATATACTCTTCAATCTTAGCTTTACGTGCGGCGCTTAAAGATAATATATCATCCACATACTGAAAGGTGAATCTTCCTGGTGCTCCGCGAAACCACTCTATTGCCGCTAGTCTTCTCCGGCCTGTTATGTTTAGATCTCTTATTGCAAGTTCTAATATTGCTGCAAGCAGTCTACGTTCAGGAATATATTTAATTTCAGATTCTTCAGGATATGCGCTTTTCATAGTCAACATAAGATGAAGCTATCCTTATAAGGGGTTCACTTTCCTTCCCAGAACATCCAACCAAAAAACCTAGCAATTCTATAGAATGCATGCGCCCTAAGAATACGGGTAGGGTCATCACCGGCGATTACTAGCATCTGCTTTAAGAACCACTTATCTACTTCTAATCGAGTCAAATTTTTCTGATGCCAAGAGCCTTCCGTATACGCCTTATCGTGAAAGGCGCATGCATCTAATAGCTTATCTTTGGTGCCAGAATTAATGAACCAGTAACCACATACAGTATTCTTATCGTGAGGCAGCATTTACTTTCCTTTAAGAAGCCTTGCCTTAATCTTAGGGTCTAAGAATTTTAAATCATTAACCACTTTTTCAAAAGAGGGAGATTGCTCTCCGAATACTTCTGCTAGTTTAACGTAGGATAACGCCCACACAGAAACCTTTAGAGGCTTTGCTATCGTATATACATTACTTAACGGCACATACCCGTACACAATATATGTATAGATACGTTGTCTAACGGAGTTTGTTTTTGCTCCTACCTCTGCGTATCCACCATAGTATTCAATAATATATTCAAGAAGTAATTTAGCTTTCTTTTTTAAATCGTCTGATATTACGTAAGTCATTTGCACACCCATACATATTCACAAAGAGAAGTATCTGAAGTACAGATAAATATAAAGTCACAGTCATCTTTAGCTGACAGCGTAAGCAGTAATGCCAGTATTAAATATTTCATTTTACCCTTCTCATATTTTTTAATTTATTCTTATTAATCTTTGCCCTCGCTATAGACTGTGCATTAGCGTAAGGCTCAACAATAGGGAGCAGTTCTTCCGGCGCATTGCTGATATATACTGACTCTCCTTTGTGCCCTTCTTTCTGAAAGATAAAGCACACATAACCTAAATGGTCAAAGTACTTATCAAAGGATTGCTTAGTATCATATAAAAACTTCTGTAACTTCTCTGCCTGTTCTTCTGCTGTCATTTCACTCATGTTTTATCCCTCCATTCGTTTTCACGAAACGGCAAATCAACCGTTCCTACTACCTTACCATCTACAAAAACCCTAACTACTCGGCCCATTTTATAGGCCCATTTGCTGGATCTAAATACTGGCCTGTTATCGCCTGGGGTAACTCCGCTATCAACTAGCTGCTCTCTACCTACTTTCACACTCTTTGGTCTTGATCCTTTCGGGCCTACATAGACAAGCTTATTAGCTCTTGGATCTACGTCCTTATGCTGCTCGGAGTGAGTTTTAATGATATGCCCGTCTGCTAGCTTTACTTTCTTTTTTTGTGTCTCTAATTGGAATATTAGCGACATATTGAGATCGTGGGTAGGCTTGGCCTTACGGTCCTTTGCTAGTGTCGTATCTTTAGCATTTCGCTTTGCATTGTGCTGAAGCGCCCAAACGTAAAATGCTATGCAATTTGGGTTAGTGAGGTAATGAGTATAGCGAGTGATATCACAATCAGGTTGATGTAACCCATCCATAGAATAGATGAATTCACCTCTTGGCATACCGGCGGGTTTGTCATTGTGATGAATCTCATTCACATACCCTATTACCCACTGACCCCCATTAATAGGAGAATTGACAGGAATAAGAAACTCAAATCTAGTTTGAATCTCCCATAACAACTTACTCATATATTCGGTGTCTTTCTTATGCTCACAGAAAGGCGAATAATATATTCTCTTTCCTTGAGCTTTACCGATAGCGTTTAATGCATTAGCAATCTGAAGGGATCTCCGTCTGTGAGACTCAGTGTAGTTATGCGACTTGCCAGCCCATAACCCTTGAACTCTAACAATCGGACGGCCTACCTTTAGGTCAGCTTCAATCTCTTTTCTCGCTACTCCGAACTCTTCCCAGAAGTAGCCCGTTCCGTAGCGCTTTGCGAGTTTTGCAGTTACCTCTGGGTACTTCACGCCGGCTAATGTATCAACGCCAATAATCATTTTAATCTCTCCTATTCTCTGCCAGGTTTACAACTCAATCATATCAAGAGCATCAAACACTGATGTGTTTGTTTTCTCTTTCTTAGGCTCAGGCTGTGCAACTGGTGCAGCCTGAACTTCAGCAGCGGCTTCAGCCAATGCTTCCTCAACTACCGGAGCAAGGGGAACCGCTTCTTCAATCCCTGCTTCTACTGGAGTAACTTGCTCTACTGCAACCTGTGCTTGGTTATTAGCAAGAAGCTCTAGCTCTGACTCAGACAAAGCACCTAAAAGAGTTTCCTTAGTAACACCGTGAATAGCTACTGTATGTTTGAACCCTTCCATGAAAGCTTCTACTGAAGCTGGCTGTGAAGCTCTAAGCTTTGATTCAACGTACTGCCTAAATGCATCAATCAAAGAGGCTTTGAACAATTCTAGTACATGCATTAACACAGATTTAATCTGGTCTTGAAAGTCTGTACTTGCAGCAAGTGCTACCAGTTCAGGTGTTCTTTTGGTGGAACCTTTAGGCCGGCCTCTTGGCTTGCCTTTCTTACCCGCAGGTCTACCCAGTTTTTTAGTTGCTTTCTTTTTCATTTTCATTCTCCATTTGTATAAATAAACTTTGCGTATAAAGCCAGACAAACTGCGTCTGCAATGCCTGACATCTCATCTATTTCTTTTATAGTTCTAGGTTTCAAATTTAAAAGAGGAAACCTTTTATTAACGTAATCAATTGATGCTTTCTTAGAAGCTCTGTCTTTATTGCTGCCTTTAAAATTAAGTATCTTAGCTTGCCAAGTCTTAGCAGCTACGTCTATTGAAGAAACTTTTGCTAACTCTAATGCAAACTGACACTTGCCAAAATGAGAACCTAAGTTAAAGTTAGTTGCAGCAGAAGAGACGGGTACTCCCCATATCTTCTCAAGTGCAGTAAGGGTAGGGGTGTATACCTTTAGTACATGTAAGTAATCTACGTGAGACTTAAACTTAAAGACCTGTACACTATCCCCAAATAATATAACTAAGCAGCCTTTATCTCCTGGGTCAATTCCTGCAAATTTCATGGCCTTACCTTATCTTCGTCTTTAGCATCTGCCCAATTAGCGCCGTATAATGGGTCCACCAAATTAACTAAAGTTCTATCCGACTTCATTATTACATCGTAAGCTTTTAATGAACATTCTGTCAAGATTTTCTTTACATGTTCTCTTTCTTCAGGCTTATATTCTACAATTAATTCATCGTATACAGTGCCGAGCCATCTGACAGAAGTTCCCCTTAGTTTCTTTTCTCCAAAGATTAAAGCGAGATACATAATGGTAGCTGCGGTACTTTGAATCGGGTGATTCATGCATGCACCCCAGTACCTATCTTCAGGAAGCTTGTTGGATTTACCTAACGCCGCAAAGCACGTATACCTATTGGCTTCACATTTAACAGTCTGCTCCATCTGCCAAGCATATAATTTATCGTATAAATCTCTATACGCCCACACCATTTTAGTTCCTTGGTCGGCAGATAGTTCCACCCCATAGTTCTTCTTTGCGTAATGGGTATACTTTGCCGGACCTAATCCATAAGCCAAACCTAACACTAAAGGCTTAACGTGATTTCTTTCTGCTTTACTTATAAGTTCATACGGCTTGCCAAGTAAGTTTGATGCTGTGTATTTATAGATGTCCAATCCCTTAGCAAATGCCGATAGCATCTTTTCTTCTTTGGCATACTCAGCAAATATTCTCACCTCTATCTGAGAGAAGTCAGACACCATCATCTCATAGCCAGGAGACGCGATATATACTTTACGCATCTCTGGGTCACGAGGCTGATTAAGGAAGTTAGGATTGGAGCAGCTTACTCTGCCTGTACGTGCGCCGCACATAGTATATCCGGCATGAATCTTTTTAGTTGCCGGATTAATCTGTTCGATTAAATTCATACCAAAGCCAGTGCAAAGCTTTTTCTTTTTCTGAAAGGCAGCAAAGGGTTTAACAATAGAAAGCCCAGAGAAGTTCACCAATGCATCAGCATTGACTGCTAACTTATCTGTACCCTTTTTGTAGCACTCTTCTTTATCTGTTGATTCTGTTCTCGGCCAGATAGCTAATACGTCTTCAGGTAAATTCTTTCTTAACCAGTCACCTATCCGGGCATCAGTGATTAGCTTTATGCCGGTGATGCTTTCTACTTCATCCCTTGCATCTGCCATCTCTTGCCGCCATCTCACCACGTTATTTCTGTGAGCTTGCTCATCAAATGAAATGCCATTTAATTCCATCTGAGAAATAACTATCTGAGCTTTTCTATAGACCTCATAACACTGTGTTAGGTTTAATTTTTCCATCCACTCTTTTAGCTTTTCATAGATTCGCATCTGAACTACGGCATCCTTTGCTGCATAGTAAACCTGCTCATACGTAAGCTCTGGGATACTCCAGTCACTAGCTCCGGCTGTCTTAATGATATCTTCTTTAAATATGGCCTTGGCTACGTCTTTAAGAGACGCTGACTTTCTCCCTGGGTACATGGCTTGCCACACACAGCGAGCCATAATAGCAGTGCAGTGCATGTCAGGATACTTAACCCCGTACCACTGCATCAGCATTTTTAAATCAAAATTCATGTTATGGAATACCGAAGGCCGGTTCTCTATAAGCTTGCCAATTAAAGGAAGCTCTCCTGTTTTCAGTACATCAATGACTACTGAGCCTTTGCCGGTAAAGAATTGAAATAGCCTAGGTCTGGCTAAGTGAGGGGAAAGTGCAGCCGTTGATATGTGCTTATACTGAGGCAGTGCCATTGTTTCACAGTCACATGCAAGTATTTCTTTTGACTCAAGCATCTTTGAGATGGCACGTTCTGCCTCATCTTTTTTGGTGAGGTAGAATGCAGGGTAGGATGAACCTGCGAAGTCAATGGTGAATTGGTTTTTCATATTACAGGTCTATATCTTGAGGAACATACGTAGGTGCTTCATACCCTTCAGGCATTGAAGCCTCCCCTTTATCTTCTCTTATTAATATCTCTGCTAAGAACTTAGCAGACACCAATACCTGCTCCCAGAAATGAAATTCATTGGCATCCGTACCTTCCATATTAAACTCTGCATTATTAGCTATGGTAAGTAATGCTGTAGCAATGTGTATTCTTTCCATATTAAGGCCAAATATTATTTTTATTAAATGTGGTAACTGCTTGTCTAGCCATGAACCCAATAGAGTAACACGCCATCTCTTCTCCAGAATCATTAGCTAAGAACCTTCCAACAACTTTAGTATCAAACGGGTCAAGCTTTTTAATCCGAAGAAAGTTTATGCACACATGCTGCAACTCATGTATTAATGCTTCAATTCCAAAGTCTCCATATAGATGCACCTCTCCAATAAGCGGAGCAGGACTCGATAGCTTTCCATTTTTGTTTGAACTATAAATTCGTAACGGGGTATGTAGCCCTCTAGTTTTGGGGCCGAGCTTGGTCCATGTAATATGCTTTTGCATATCCTTTTTATACTTCCAAATATATAGGTCAACGTAAAGGCTGCTTTGCCTATGACAATAGATTCTTTTTTTAAGTAGTGGTTTCACTTTTCTACAAGCCCTATGCTCCAAAAGTCCATTGCCAACTGAGGATTCAAAACATAATTGTAGGGAATATAAAAGTACCCCGACAATCCCCACTGAGAACCCCATGAGTTACGTACTATGAAATGTTGCTTAATATCGTCGTATCCTGCGATAACTAGGGCATGGCCGCCTTGCATGCTCTGAGAATAATCAGGAAGCTCTAACAAAGGCTTCTTAGGAGTAATCTTATACAGCCCTTCGTATACACAGATACCAAAGGCAATTAAGTTATCTCCCAAAAGACAAGCCCGTAGGTCGTCAAGTCTTTGCTTTACTCTCTGATATTCTAATGCCTGGTGATTGCTAGCGATATCAAAGACATCTTTGGGAGGAGTTACTTTAAATTTCTTTACGTCATACGGCCAATGCTTAGCGGTAGCTATCCCAAATTCGTTAGCGGCTTTTATGCCGGACCTGATGCTAGACCCTGAATCACTATCTACTGTGCCGTCGAGTGACCGGGTAACGTAATAGAGAAACAAAGTAGACGGCTCATAGTTAAAGTCAGTGCCGTATTTAAAGTCGCATAATGCGCCCACTGCTTGAGCTACACAGCTTCCGATTGATTTCTGATCGTAAACAGGGGGCATATCTACATGCCCCCTTAAATCCAACTTAACGGGGAAGACTTTCTTTTTCTTAATAATACCAGAAGACTCAAACGTAAAGTCTCTGATATCAGGAAGATCCGGACGCCATCCAAGCCCTTTAAGTGGAGATTTCATATTAAGCTACTTCCTGTGGTGCTAGAGCCTCTGAAACTACTTCGTTGCAGCAACGCTGATTAAGCTCTGCTTGAAGAATGGAAGCAAGGTGTGTCCATACTTGGTCAATAGCTTTTTTCCGAGCATACGGTTGGCCTACCTCTTGTGAGTAGTTATTAACATCTACACACGCAGAAGTACCTACTACTTCAAAACCATTCTTAAGGGTAAGTACGCAGACTGTAGTTTTCTTACCTACAGTTAAATACTCTTCTGATTGAATTGCAGACTCAACGCACTCTTCCGTAACACTGGTTTTCTTACAACATTCATTTTCCATTCTTTCTTCTCCATTTAAATTCAAGTCCAGCTTTCTGAGCGATTTCTCGGATTAGCCATTCTTGATAATAACAAAACACTTCTTCACTATCTTCTCTTAACTCTATACGCAAGCGCCTAAGTACGTAATGAGTAGCGTGTAGTACTTCATGCACTAACACGCCAAAATTAGATGCATCCTCTACCCAAATAAGTCCTCCGTGATGGTGAGAAGTTTCAAAGAAACTTCCAGCAGCTCCTAACAAATTTACTTTAAAAGTATCTTGACGTATATTTAAAGCAAACCAGTCAGCAGCTTTTTGCCTGTCTCCTCCTAGCTGCACAAAGATAGTAGCCCTATAGATAGGGTCTACTATCTTGAGCTTAATTACTGGCTTACGCATTTGTTGGTCTTCAAATCAACGGCACAGTTATCATTAGCCTTAGATACTTCCATTGCTTTAGGAAATAAATGCTGCTTAATAATCTTAACTGACGTGTCTGTGCTTACTGTCAAGGTAGCGATTTCTTTTATTCGCTTATCCTGCTCAGCAAACTTAGTATCAAGCTCAACCTTTGAGTAAGTAGAGCAGCCGGTTAATAGTCCAAACAACAATCCAATTGATATGAATTTATCCATGACAGTATCCTTTAATTAAAATCAATTTGTACTTTGCCAAATACTTGATGAGCATTGACAAATAAATACTGTTGACCCTGATACGTGACTGGGTAGCCGCGCATCTTATCGAACACGATGACATCCCCCTTAACATACTCGTGAGGTATTACCTGACCGGCTCTATTCATCTGCCCTGGTCCTACTCTCAAAACTTCTGCCTTGGTTAGTGAATCTCTCTGAAGCACTTGGTCCGGTACAATTAATCCTGAAGGAAGTTTATCCTCCGGCTTAAGCTCTTTCACAATTAGTACATCTGATGCTGGGTTTATATCCATAATTTATCCTTTAATAGTCATACATTAAATCTGCGCTCTTAACTGCATCGGTCAACTCTTCTTCATTCAGTTCACCATACGCTCTTAATACTTCTGGGCAATAGTCCTGGTCAAGCATCCATAAGATATAGTGAGCAGGTATATCTTTTAATTCCCAGTTCTTGTACTTGCCAAAAGGCATTATAAACATTTCAAATTCTATATCTGAAATTTCTCTTGCCATACATACCTCAGTAAAAGTAGCCCTCTTTCATACTCGCCCGATCCCCCGTGAGGGAAAGCAGTTCTCCCAGCTATCTACAAAAGAAGGCTACACAAAACTTTAAATCAAACCTTCAAGGTTAATCTCTGAGTTTGTTGTTACTGCTGCTACTGCTTGGTCCAAATTATCAAGAAGGTTAGTTGGGTCTGGTGCTCCCCCGAATCTAACTCCGTCATCCTTGACCATCTTGATAGCGCGTAAAGTGTAGCTGAATCCATCTGAGTTGAGATACGGAGATATCACCAACCGGCAAATCATCCCTGATTGAAACTGCTCAACCTCAAAGTTTCCATACACTTTAAAGCCCTTTGCATGTCCAGCAGGATACGCATTACGAGCATTGATAACCCAGTTGCCAGGGTATCCTTCGTAAATCTTTCCTGTGCTGCTTGGCTCATCTCCATTGCTGAATACGTTACGCTTAATTTTCTTAAGCATGTTTGCAGCTTGCTCTCCCCAAAGGTCAATTGCCATCAGCTTTGCCATCTCTTGAATAGCTTTAAGCTCAGGCTTTTGTGCCTCATCGTTCTTATCTATTAACAGTGCCACACCGAACTTGGGTGTAGGAGTACCCGCCGCTTTAGTTAATGTATCAACAAACGCGATACGTCCAAGCGGTGAAGGAATATCCTTACCAAAAATGCCGATGTAGTTATCCCCTTTATTGATTGAAAATCCGTTAGGGGTTTTAGGTGCTGCCATTTTATTTCTCCAAAGTTATCAAAGTTTTACTAAAATTCACTATCATCGTCATAGTCATCAAGTAAAGATGCCGAATCGTTAAACTCGTAATCAGGCTTGTCGCTGTCGGATGTAGTGATTTTAGGTTTGCCCTTTGGCTTTTCTGTGAAGCTATCCACAAGCTTCTTGGCTTCTTTTTTCTCATAACCAATCTGAACTAAGGATGTTTCCATAGCGCCCAAGCCTTTTAGCTTAGGGTCTTGAAAAGGATTGACATGCAGCTTCTGCATCTCTTCAATTACTTTGTTCTCATCAGCAAAGACTCTATTGGATTTACCTTCAATTACTTTTAGGCCGGCTACTGGCTTGCCATTAATAAAGCGAAGCATTACTTCTTTCTTTACGTTCTTTATATATTTAACCAGCTTATCCCCGTGAAGAGTAATCTTTACCAGCATCTCATCTGAAAGACTTTCAACAGGAGCAAAGGATGCCTTGTCTCTATTTCTAATGACTGTCATTTCCATCTCTTTATCAAGATGCTTGTTGTAGGTTTCACATCGGCCTTGGGCCTTGCAATAGGTACACCACTCGCCGACTTTAAACTTAGGCTTATCCTTTTTGGATTCAATGATTGCCTTTTCGTACTTGGCTTCAGCTTTTTCTATTTCTGATTTGGTAAACTTATGTTCTGTATATACTTCCGTATGCATTGGCTGATAAACAAATGACCTGAACTCTTCAATCTGTTTACCTTTTGCTTTAACTAGCTTATTCAAAGCAGTTAAATAAAACTTCAACTGTTCCTTATCCGGCTCAACTCTGACTCTGCCAAACTTGCAATCACCTACTACTGCTACCAGCTTTCCTTTATCGTTATAATAAAGAACAACAGAGTCTGCCGTACCTCCAGCATCAAGCTCAGGAAATAGCATTAACTTCTTTTCAATAAAGATTGTTTTGCCTGTAACAAACTGCTCTAACACATTCTTCCAAATTAATTGCCAGAACTCCTCTGCTAAATCTGGACCCTCTTCTGGCCAGTGTTCAATTTTAGAATAATCAAAGGTTAGATCACCGCCTGAAACTCTGTGTTCAATTTCTTTCTTTGTCTTAACTTCCAGCACTCCTGTATGTAGTGCAGTACCTCTTAAAGAGTGAGTAGTAGGAGGTTCTTCAGGTAGCCCGACCATTAAAGACGTTGCACCAAAACAATTGCTCCAAATATCACAATTGCTTCCACCGTATAAGTGATGCTCTTTTTCTATAGTCAGGTTAGTTTCTGTAGTCATGTTATTTTTTCCTAATTTTACGCCTATAACAGTTTTCACATAGCCTGGATTGTATCCTAAACTTATGCGTAGATTTGCACTGTATGCACTCTCTAATAACTTTATCTCTTTTTACCTTTGCAACATTCTCAACACTTAATAGTAATTCTATATCTTGAATACCTAACCTTTTAAATCTATTCCACACTTTAAAAGGGTCTACTCCGGCTTCTTCTGCTAGCTCTATCAGACATCTAAGCTTACCTTTAAACTTGATATAAACTGTGCGCGTTGTATTTCGAGCTTGTTCCTTAGCTGTAATCCACCTACAGTTTTTAGGGGAGTAACCCTTTAACACGTCTTTTCTTTCCAAAGTCAGGGTATCTGCATACCCGGACTTAAATGCCCATTTTTTAAACGTATGATAGTTTTCCCATTGCTTACAAAAGGTTATACCTCTTGCACCATAATTTTTGTAATCTTTGGACTTTGGGTTAGTACACCTAGCTTTCATATTATACCAACAAACATATAACCTTTTATTGCTTTTCAATTCATAGCTCCTTCAGGTTTTTTATCTGTAACAAGTTTGGACAGTTCTCTGGCAGCTTTCATAGAAATCTTATCTACCATCTTCATATCAATAACCAACGGGTCAAATTGAATTTCAATGCTGCCGACTGTAATAGGTGGACCATCAGCTTGCTCAATCATCACTAAAGTGTACGCGTTGCCTTTGTTGTCGGTACATGCTGGGCACGTACACTTAGGGGAAAATTTCATAAGGCGAGATTACTTTAAATTAAATGAAGCGTCAATAATTTATTTACCAAAATAGCTATTTTAAGTACGGGGTATAACTTTCCCAATCTCTACCGACCCACTCTTTAAACTTGTCTAATGTTTTATCGTTTGCATATCCTACTATAGCATGCCCTGCTCCTAAGCCGGCTCTACCTGGCATGCCTTTTATTCCTACGGATAGTGAAGCATGCGCTATTAAATTCATAGGAATTTCTTTCTCCCTAACTCTGGTCCATAGGTCAATGTCAAAGTAATACTGCCCAGAGTGTACTGACTGATATAATAAGTTCTTGATTTCTTTTCTAATAACTGTTCTACAAAGAGAGGCATGCCTCCAATTTCCTATTAACTTATACCCCTTTGCTTTTATATGGTAATACCTATCGTTGGATATGCCGGCTATCTGTGCCATACCGAGAAGCTTAACCATCTCTTCTAGGTATTCTGGTGCGTAATATTCGTCATCTTCCCAGTTTACTATTATGTCGCCGGTAGCCCTTTCCAGTAACGCATCTATGTTATACCTCTGAGTATTAATCTCTGGTGTCCACTGCTTAGGAGCTTTAACAATAACCTGGTTACATGTAAACTTAGTCGGCTCTTTTGCGTAATCATCTACACAAAGCCACTCTATTTTATACTTAGGATTATTAAGAATAGTCTGGTTTCTAAACCATTGTTCACACAACGCAAAGGCTGAAGGTCTGGCTCCGGTAGGGGTTAATAAAGTTACTACTTGCTCCACAATCTTCTCCTTATCTGTATTGAATTCTTTACTACTTCAGTATACCTACTAAGTGTCGGGTCATACATCTGATTTATATCGTGAGCCATAAATCTTGTTTGAATATCCCCTCTATCCACATTATCTACATCAATATGCGCTTTACGTTCAAAATACTCCTGCTTGGATTTGACGTGATAATGATTTATTTTAAAGTATCTAACATTAGGTTCTATCCAGTAATATATAGTCGGTTGTATTTCTTTATGCTCATTAACGGCCTGCCCTATTAGCTTAAAATAATGAGCATTATTCCCAGTGGATATAGTAAGTGCCGGCTGCACAATAGATTTCACGTGCTTGTCTGCTGTAAGTGATCTAAACCTAAACCTATCAATTACTAATCCCTCTTCTTTATTTGTATACCCACCACTTCCGAACAATAACCAGTTAACGGCTAGTGCTGGATATTCTTCATAGTCCTTTAATGCATTCCTAAGTGTGCCTTCAGGTAGCCATTCTCCAGAAGCTAGCCGAACTTCACTGGCTTTATTGTTCCTATCAGAGTTAGATAAAAACTCATCACAATCTAAGAACGCAATCCACCGTGACTTCTTTCCATGATCCTTTAAACACTTATCGTAGGCCGGCCTTTGCTTGCCTACTCCTGATATCTTTTCAATAGTGGCAATTCCAGCTTCTTCATACCTTTTAAGTATTTCCCAAGTCGCATCTGTTGAATCATTTTCATATAAGAAAAAATGTTGCACTCCTTGTATTAAATGAAACTCAATCCATTCCTCTATATAAGGAGCTTCATTCCTAACGATGCCACATATAGATAAATAATAATTTTGCATCTGTATTTCCTTCATTTCCCAATACACCTGTGAACCTGGGATCTTGATTCATTTAATATAGTTAACTGCCTCTTACCGCCTTGGCTTATCTGAGATTCGATTTGCTGTAGCGCGTCTGGATGCATTACGTTCCCTGTAGCGTCAATATGATTAGCTCCGATTGCGTGAAGGATTTCATGCATAAACCCATGGATTGAGTGTATCACCCTATTGGCTCCCCTACTATTAATATCCATTGCGTTTGAATAGCTGTAGCCGCCTTTAGGCGCTGAGCATACTAACGCAGCGCCGCCCATGTATTTGATGTTATTAACCACTAAGGGGGGCGCTAGAACATGCAGTACTTCACGTTTCTTTAATAACTGCATTTGTGCGGCTCTATTGGCCCAGGCTGAAAACTCTGAAAAAATCACGTTTACATCGCTGCCAAATCTGAAACCAGGGAAGGGATCTTGAACCGCTGCGAACTTACCCTCCGCTATGTTTATGCCTTTAGCGGCAACTCTCTTTATCGATACCCTCGCAACTTTGCGTTGTAGCTGTAGCGGCATCGAAAGATCGCCTGATACTACGCCGATGGTGTTTATTTTTACAGGCTGAGCGTAAGCGCTCAAAACACTAAAGATTAGTACCCATATTAACATTGATGTTGTTAGTGCTATTAATATTCTCATCTTAACTCCCCCCTAAAAGATCCTGAACCAAATCCCGTAAATTCTCGACTTCTCCAAATACCGCGCCACATCTAACCAAACCATTTAAGACCGTATGCGCTGCGATTAGTGCGTCAAAGTCTTCAGCGTTTAACCTGAATATCTCGACATCTTGCTTAACAAACGTAACGTAATCGCCGTCAACCTTAATCTTTATTGGTTGAGGTGTGTTAACTATTGGAAAGCTTTCTTTGTTAAAGCCGTCGCCACTATCAGGATTGAATATTTTTATTGTCATTTATTCACCTCTCGCAAATTTGTCGGCATCAGAAAGTATCTTATCGGCTATTTTTCTTATGATAGTTATATCTGGGACATCGCCGTTAAAGTTCGTTAGCGCCACCCTCTCAAACATCAGCGCTACCTTCTCGAACATCTCGCGCCTACGCTGCTGCTCTTGATATTGCTGCTCATCTTTTTGGTCGTTGATATGGATCTCGATCCAGCCAATCGCCTGTTCAAGCGTATATCTGCCTTCGCTTAGTCCTAACAAAACATCGTAAACATCTGGTATCACTTCGATTTCTCCTGATCTAAAAAATCATTAATGACTACATTAATTTCATGTGCGTACGAATGGACCCCAGAATAGTCCCTTAAAAATATCCTGATTCGTTCTGCGAAGCACACTAACCTCTCCCTCTCTCCCTGCCTGGCGTGTTGGATGCCAGCTAATACACCCTTATAGTGATAGTCGAGCCATGTTTTCATTACTTCATCAACGTGCTCTAGCTCTAATCTTGGATTCGGTAAAACCTCATTGCGAGATATTTTTTCAGCATCCTCCCGATCCTTCTCTGTGCTCATTAATTCACCTCGTTTTCTGAGTCAGCTACAACATGTTTAAGCGGATATAGTTTTTGACCGCATACTAGGCAGTTACAAAACTCAACCCCTAAAGATGTAGTCCATATCTTTTCGCATCTTGGGCATCGCACTTTGCAATATTCAAGAATTGAAGTTAGGTCGATATCATCATCTGTGCTCATTGCTTCCTCACGAAAAAACGATCCATATGAATTAAAATAGACTCGGCAAATAAATCTGCAACGGCTTCTTGGGTTAGGATATCTTGGCGACTCTTATTATATTCATCCTCTACCTCTTTCGGCTTAGACGGATCGGGGACGATGGAGTAGGGGCCTAGGCCTAATGTCGTAGAGACTTGCCAGCAATCAAAATCTTCTTGCCAAACCTGAAACGATTGAGAGGCGGCATCTATTCGCCTAATTCGATCACGACACTTAACACACTCCCCCCTAGCCATTGCCGCCCATGCTTCTTCGGTTGTTAGGTTTTCGGTTTTCTGCGTCATTGGTTTCTCCAAGGTGTAATAAAACTCTCTCCAAGGCATCAAAAAATGATTGCCTGAATACTCTGAATTTAATTGTTCCAGTATCATATCTTTGGCAAAGATCCAGGGGTTCCCTTTTTTGTCGATAAAGACTCTTAGTTTCTCTGGCGGTTTATTCATAAGGGGCCTAGTTTGGTTTCCAGTCTAAAAATTCACCGCCACACATCGGACGATCTATCCCTTGACTGAGATAATGGAGATCGTTTTCTATTAAGAGCCGTCCACTATTGCCGCCCATCGCCTCAACACCGCGAAGAAATCCACTTCTTTCCGCAGAAAGCCAGTTATGCTCTGCTTCGTTTGTGCAGCTGTTTATTTTTTCGGTTAGCTCGATCATCATATCTAGAACATTCTGTGTCATATCAATCCTTTAAAGAGACGTTAGTTTTAGATAAATAAAAAGACCCCATTATACCCACTCCCATCCCAAAAATTACCAAGGCCAATGGCTGAGGTAGCCCATGTAAACATCCCTTAAATTTAGGCCTTCCACATATAAAAAGAACTTCACCCTGCATACAGTACTCATGCCACCAGCGAGTATTAGTTCTTGCTGGAATTAAGCATACCGTGATTGCATTATCACGCTGGTCAAATGCCTTCTTAATAAATACTTTCATATTTTTAAATGGTGGATTCATCCAGTTAACCCCATCCCATTCTCTAGTTAAGCAAGAATTATCTTCTGTCCAATAGGCAGCGCACTTGGTATTCTTTTTTGATGCGCATACATCTCTAGTAAAATTAAACCTGTTATTTAAGGCTGTGAATAAATCATCAGGCGTTTCCCAACACTGATTAGTACTTTTAAACCTGTTTGCATCAAAATTTCCCATAACATCAATCCTTTAAAATGCCCTTAGTTTTAGAAAACTCGTTAGGCTAATCTTTTTGAACACTAACATCATGCCCCCAATCAAATGCAGTCGTTATGTGCAAATCTTTTCCACAAACTAAGCAATACTTGATGCAGTTTACCATTGGGAGCGTCATGCTTTTTTGTTCTTCCGTGTGATAGGTAGTTCGATATCTTTGCTCCAAACTCGGATGCTTGCACCACCATCGCTTTAGTTTTTCAAATAGCTTCCTTCGCTTAACTTGCTTGGTCATCTTAAAACCTCGTAAATCACAATCGTTAACACCCAGCCGATAAAATTACCCCAAGCGAAAAACTCCGCGAGCTTTTGTCGCTCTTTTAGTTCCTTGGAGTACGCTTCATAAAAACCAGGGGACACGAATTTTATGGTTGTATATTCGTTATTATTGACTTGCTTGGTCATCATAATCTCCATTCTTTTCGCCATCTGCTACTAACTCGGATAGTGCTTGCTCTCGATTTCTCTGCTTTAGGTAGTCGTTGAGACTCTTGTTTATCTTCCATAGTTGGACTGCAATTAGCGTTAACGCCAAAACAACCCCAATCATTTTGCCTCCTTGATCTCGGTCTTTTGCTGCATGTCAAAACGTAAAATATCAGTGCCAGCGCCAACTCCTTTTCTTTTGATATAGTCAAAAGCCTGATCCGCCAGTTTACTGTCACCATCTGCGAGTTTTGCTATATGCCTTGCGAGACGAACTACTAACATCTCAAGATTGCTGACATGGGAAGTATCTGCCTCTCGCTGCTCTAGTTCTGCTGCGGTTATATAAAAACCATCAAACTCACATCCATCCGATGGCTCGTAGAACTCATTCTTGTCTATATCTGCTCGCAACTTAATCATTCTCGCCTCCTGGTAGTTTTATGGGTGCTGGTGGTAGCTCCATCCAATGTGTAGGAAACATCTCATGCTCACGCGAGCTAGTTAGCCAGTTTATATTCCAGCCCTTATAATCAGCATAATAATCAAGGCTAGATCCTTGATCCCCGTCAAAGGCGCTAACTAAATATTTGCCTGACTTCTCTGGTTGTCTTTCACTAACAGGTATCCACCTCCATGCATCGGCGCGGCCTTGGGTGTAGGCTAGCTCAATCCCTTTTCCTTCTGCATCGGTGCGGCCTTGGGTGTAGCCAGCGGTAAAATCATCCTTGCTCATGGCGATCTCGATATCATCCATGCCCTCGATGCCATCCTTATACTTCTTAAATGCTATTTCTATTTCGTCGCTTGCCATTAGCTCTCCTTATCCTTCTTGCCGAGCGATTCGATTTTGTCTAACACTTCTCCTGCTATTCGTAATAACGCTGGATGAGTCTCATGCCTTTCCATTAATATCAGAAGTGCCGCAACGTCATTTCGCAGCCTCCACCATTCATACATCTCGCCTATGTCGGGTACTTGGGGTTTACTCATCTTGAACCTCTACTTCCCATACAGCTTACCGGATGTTCATTTGCATAGACTTCTGACCTTGAGCAGTCATCTATGTGTACGGTAAGCTTATCTAAGCCTATTACCCCTGTTGAAATCAGTAAAGCTACTATACCTGTTAACCCTAAGACGCATACCATTCCAAATACATATTCTACTATACTAGCCATATTACCCCTCATATACTAAGTTACTATCTTTGTAGTGAATTAATTTTGGCGAGTTACATTCGCAATACCATGTCCAGCCGATGCACTCCCCCTCTGTATGATTCATGTACGGAGATAACCATTCCAAAAACTCCTGAATCTGACTGTAATAATTCTTTATCTCACTGCGGCTGAATATACCTGTTATTTGCTTTCTATATGTGTACTCCAAACATCTTACAGGAGTATGTCTGCTTGTGCCTCTCCCTACTGCATACCAGTTATCATACTTAAAAAACCTATGGTCAGGTAATACTTCCGGCATCTCGCCTTTTGCAAATAAATATTTAATAACCGCTACTACATCCTCCGGTAGATTCTTTTTTAAATTGCACTTAAGCAAAAACTCTGTATACATACCCATCGGTTACCTTCTTATTATTGCTAACTGTATCCGACTAAATTCAGCTAAGCATTCCTCAGCAGATGCAAATACCTGGGATGCTGCAAATGTTGTGCCGTTTATCTTATAATAAACTTCTATCTTGTCCTTCAGTAATAGTACCTGCCCTTCTGCTATGTTTCCAACACATAGATCTCCGTAACGCATAAAATAAACGGTGTCGTCTACTTTAAAGTCATATTTAATGGTTATTGCGTGTGACATATTATCCTCTCTTAGTATAGTTACATTCAGCGCCAGCCAATCTATATGCTAAGCATGCTATATCTTTGGATACCGGTCCCTTAGCACATAGCTCATAGTTTACTTTTCTCCACGCTTCATACCTTTTTGCGTCTTCTGGATTGCTCATATTAAAAGCAACTATATTTAAGTTTCCAAACTGCAATTTGCCATTAGTACTTAATGCCCAAAGAGTTCGATAATCTTTTTCGTGTAAGGCTACAACCAAATCAATATCGCTGTCTTCTCTAGGAATACCATGTGCCCTAGAACCTGTTATAAAACTATGAAAATTAATGCTCATCCTTCCACCTCTTTAATCATCTTTGCTCTCTCACTTAATACTGCAAATATCTCTTCATCAATGCTGCCTCTGCTAATCAATTTAATTAGCTGCACCGGCTTCTTGGAACCAATTCTATGCACCCGTTTTCTGCTCTGTACCCAGTGAATTACTGAGTGAGGAAACTGAATATAAATCCCCACAGTCGCCGCTGTTAATGTAATGCCGGCTCCTCCTGACTGGATATTTAGCACCAACGTATTGCAAGCTCCCGTCTGAAAGTTATCAATAATTAGCTGCCTAGCTTCGTTATCGGTAATCTCTCCAGTCAACTTAGCTACATTTCTTTCGCAGTGCTTAGCTATCTCAGCTACCAAACTATTCACTACATCCCTGTGCCACGCGAATATCACTACCTTCTTATCAGCAGGATATGAGTTCAATAAATCAAGCACCGCAGGAATTTTGTGCATGGCAGAAGCTTTCATTCTCCCCTGATAATCAGCACCAAAGCCGCTACCCTCAATTAACGCTTGCTTAATCTCTGATACTTCCTCTTTGCTAAAGGATTCATATTTGCCATCAATTTCCCAATCAGTTTCCGTTAATTCAGGCAACTGCAACTTCACTTCATCTTCTTTATGTCTTAAGCTACATACTGAAAATATCTTATTAAGCTCATCCATATTGGCAAAGCCATCGTACCTATATCCCCAGGGACTAAATGGATCTCTTATTTTCTTGCAGTACCTGCTCAGGAATTTGGTCTTGGATGTCTTTTGCATCATCTCCGGCAGCAATATCTTCAACGGACAATAATAATCCTCGCCTGACTTGGATGCTAACGTAGCTGTAGCCAGCCATACCCTTTCAGCTTTGCTCATTAATTCAAAGAATGCCTTAGCTCTTTTGGTGTCGATATTTTTCAAATAGATATGATTCTCATCGCAGATAATTAAATCCCACGCTTTATTAATATCTCTAAATGCCTTGGTAATTAATTTGTCGTGATTAATAATGGTAAACTTGCTCAAATCTCCGCCCCACTTAACAATCTCCCTTTCCCAAGGAAGACACATTGTTTTGGGACATATCACTAATATGCTTTGAGCATTAATTACTTTGGCTGCTGTTATTAGCTGTGCAGTCTTACCCAAGCCAGGGTCCGAGCGCAGCAGAAACCGCTTTTTACCGGCCAATGCTTTTACGCCCTCAATTTGATACTCGAATAATTCCATACTCAGCAATATCTCTTTTTAATTACGCACTGTCAAGAGAATAATTACAGCTTATTTGTCTTCTCTCCTTCTTTTATCTGCTCTAAACCTTTCTATTCTTCTCTCCCATTCCTCGGTGTCCTCGTCAGGACAAAAAGATAGTAAGTGTTCGTCGTCAAAATCCGGCAGCGTATGCCACGCTCCTAAGCCAAATTCCAGGACTATCCCATCATTAGTCAGCGCAAATAAATGATAAGGTTCAGGGCTACCCTCACGACTATTAGTTACAGCTATCTTTACTATTTTTCTTCTCATACATTCCCCATTAATTAACTAAATTCACTGCGTTCACTTCTTGTAACTTTTCTTCTTCCTTAACTATATAATAGACTTTGAATCTCTTTTTAGTCGCTGAATGCTCCATGAAATCAGATGCAATCCTTCCAGAAAGCTCCAACTGTGCCATTACTTTCTCAGGATTATCAGGTCTTTTATTGGAATTAATCTGCTTTAATATCTCTCCTAAAGTAGCTGCTCTCCTTGTCTTAGCCGATGCCTTACTCAATGCGGTATACATTAAATCACTCTGCTTCTCTCCCCATGTCTTATACAATTCAGCAGCTTCCCCGCCTAAGAATCTACGCCTTTGAAACGCATAGAACTCAATGCATTTTTCCACTAAATTAAAGTCTGCGACTGCCTTCTTTCCATCCCACGATGCGGCATTGCATACGAGCCTAGTTATCATCTCTCCTGTTCGAGTGATTAACGCCTCTTCAGCAGTCCCATCCCCTTTCTCTTCTTTGATGTCCATTAAATCTTTCTGCTCTTTTTCCAGATATTGAATTAATAACCTCTCTGCATCAGAAGTAATCTCTACCTCTACTGAATCTATCAACCTACTATATGCTTTTAAATTGTATAGCTTGGCCAATTTAATGGCTTCCTTATCAATCTTTTTAACCTCTTTCTTGTCTTTGCTCTCTAGCTCCTTAGCAACTTCCGCATCCAACTCGGAATAATCAATTTTATATTTGAGCGCCAATAACGCCTCAATCATTGCTTGAATATCAATGGGGATATCCAGCGCTCCCACACTTCTTTTCTCTATGTACGATGTAAAGTCATACTTATTCTCACCTTTAAAGATAAAGAACCTAGGTATAAACCCATCATTCACCGAATCCAAATCCAACGATGAATAAAACATACTCGGCTGTGAGAATAACCACATTGCCAACTTCCCTTTAAATGACGGGTCAGTATTATTCTTACTTCTCCCAGGACTCAAAACTACACCTTGCCCATCACAAGGACTCGTTGCCTTTTTGCAGTATGGCCTCACTCCTTTACTAAATCCCGACACAGATTTTAAATTCAACCCTTGGATATAATCCCCTGCTTCATCAATTATCAGCGTCCCAAATCCCCCAGCCCGATACAGATCCTCATGCAACGCTTGCACAGACACTGGATGCTCCAATACCTGCGAATACTCCCCACGCAAACTAGCTGCTGATAGCAATTGCTCAATCGCTGTTATTAACGTAGTCTTCCCCGTTCCCGTCGATGCCAAGATAAAGCCATTTACAAAGGGTCTGGACGTTCTGCATATAAAGCTCTCAGCTTTAATAGCGCCTGATACACACAACGCCCCCGCAAAGCACATCTCTAAAGACAGATTGGGTCTGGATTCATAGATAAATCTCGTCAACACCCCTAAATCCCCAGGAAACCCCAAATAAAAGCTGTCAGGGAGCTTCTCATCTTTAACTTTCTGATGCGCTTTAAAGACTTCCCCCGCAATAACCCCGTCAAGCCTATTTTTCTCTCTCTGCCTTTTCCTCTTAGTGTCTTTAATTATTTTTGCAATTTCCCCTGCTCTGCTCCCTCCCTCAAGCAAATCCTCACATTTACTATAGTATTCTCTAGCATGCGCCTCCGCTGTTGCTTGTATATACTTATCGGGAGTATCAATTCGGTAGAAATTGCCCACCAAATGGTTGACAAACTTAACCATGTCTTCATGTCTGCCCCCTTCTTTTATCTTTCCTTCCGGCAATACATAAGGGCTGTACGCTCTCCCAGAATCCCCCTCCAAATATTGTAAGTCTATGTCGTACTGGTACGCTTTCAGCCTGTCGTAAGTCTCTTTTAACTTATACCTTGGCAACTCTGCTGTATTGTCTTCTATAAGGGTCACCGTAAAAGGCTTACCCATTTTCTGATGGTAATATCCCGGCAATCTCAGTTCTTGAGAAAGTTTCCTGATGCTTTGGTCCATTTCAATATGAGGGGATATTTCTGGACTATGTAAAAACCTTTGAACGCTCTCCCAGTATCTTCTTGTGTCTGTAGTAACTGCTTCCTCTTCTATTAAAAAGTAGAGATGATACTTATCAACGGAACTATTGACGACTAAGTGAGGAGTGAAATTTAATTCAAGTAGCCTCTCTTTTATTACTGAGTACGGAACTTTATCTGTGTCGATTACAAAGGTTTTTAACTTTACGATGTTTTCATTGCGGCCGCAGTCCAACTTGTCAGCGCTTTCAGGTTTCCCGTTTCCTTCATGGATTTTAAAATAAACAGTATACCCTTTTGCATTTCTTTCTTTGATTTCTTTTTGCACTTCAGTACTAAAGAACTGGTCAATGGAAAAGGCTCTAATGGCTCTATAGTTTGGGAAGTATTTACCCATGCTTAATGGTTGAGTAGCCGCGCCCTCTTCTATTTGAATGGACACTGTTATTATGTCAAAGTTGAAATGGCTTAAAAATCTCTTTAAGCTTGCATCCACCGTAGGATCGACTTCATGCATGGAATAACTCTCCAGTAAACTGTTAAGGGGGAATGGTAAACTGTTTACTGCACTATGCGGTTCTTGCCTGTTCGGTTAGATGGACGGGGTTGTCTACGTTTTTTTCGATTATTTCTACCATAATGTAATGAACGGAACGGTCCCTACCTGCTGCTAGCTTTTCGAGTTTCGTGACTATCTCAGGGGTAAGCATTACTGATTTAGATATCTTTGTTATCTCTTGTTGTTCCATAATTATTCTTATTAGTTATTAAACGAAACTAATAAATACTCCAGAACGAAAAGATTGTCTAGTCCCAATTTTTACTTCAGGAGCACAGGTGGACGCTGAAGTGGACGCATAGGTGGACATAGGTGGCGGATTTGCGTCCACCTATGCGGCATTAATGATATCAATAAGATAGGTACGAAAAAAGGGCTAAAAACCGCATAGGTGGACAAGTGGAGGGGGGGTGCGTATATATTTATTTTTTTATAGATATTTAAAAAAGGAGAAGGGGGTATGTCCACTTGTCCACCTATGTAGTATTTTAGGTAGATAGATAGATAATAAATAGATAAATAATATATATATATATTATTAATATTATTATACTTATTACCTTTTAGGGAGCAGCGGATTATAGGCTGGAGCAGAGGTGGCGGAAAAGTTCCACCTATGCGTCCACCTGTCCACCTATGCGTCCACCTATGCGGTTTAGCTGAAAAGAGGAAAATGAGCCTGTATTTTTTAAAAACGTATTCTACTTGGGCTTCTAAGAGAGAATTAAACAAGGTTATAGGAAAGGCAGGAGGAGAAAAAATCTATTGGAGGTTTTTGAGGAGGGAGGAAACGGTTCTTAATTCTGGCCAAAGATGGATTGAACAGATTAGCAGGTTTTTAAGGAAGACTGAGGAGGAAGCTTACGCGCTGATTAGAGCAGAGGCTGAAACATCGATAAATACGGCAGCGGTAGAGTGTTTCGATGGCTTATTTATCGAGGTAGAGGCTTTAGGGAGGATATTGATTAAGTTGGGTAGGGGTAGGGCTAGGGGTAGGGAGTAAAGGGGGTTTAAATCGAATCCTGGGCTGTTTTAGAGAAGCTGAAGAAGGAAGGGTTTTGATGTCAGTTTGATGTCAAAGTGATGTCAAAAAGACGTTAGTTAGATAGCCCATTTAGGTAATGTACTTAAATAAAAAATTAACTTTTCGATTAAAATAACATTATGGAAAGAGAGATAATAAATTATAAAGTGACAGCTGGTCACGTATAAATTTAGGAATATTTTGTTCATGAAAAAATCTGGTAAGTCCAATTCTCCATTTCGATATCCCGGAGGGAAGTTTTATGCACGTAAACTAATACTTTCGGCAATGCCAGAGCATAGAAAATATTGTGAGCCTTTCGCTGGAGGAGGGTCTATTTTCTTTGCTAAAGAAAAAAGTGATATCTCTATTTTAAATGATAAAGATGGCGAACTAGTCAATTGTTATCTTCATATAAGAGATCATGTAGAAGATCTTATTAAAAGTTTGAAAGGCATTGAGGCTACTAAAGAAAACCACTCTTATTTTAAGAATGAGTATAAACCACGTACAGACTTAGGACGAGCTAAGAGGTGGTTTTATCTTAATAGAACTTCTTATTCAGGTATAATGAAAGAGCAAAATTGTTACTGGGGCTATGGTGATAAGTACTCTATGAGGCCTGAGAATTGGCCCCAGCATTTAAGAACAGTTTCTGACAGGCTTCAAGGAGCTATTCTGAAATGTTTAGATTTTGAGGAGCTTCTAAATCAACTAGGAAATGATTTTTTTCTATTTCTTGATCCACCTTATTTCAATGCAGATCAAGATAAATTTTATGAATGCTCTTTTACCTTAGAAGACCATCAGAGGCTTAGCTCATATCTAAAGAAATATCGAAGAAAGTTCAAGTTTTTGATGACATATGATAATTCAGAAGAGGTAAGAGAAATGTATCAGTGGTGCCATTCTATTGAATCAAAGGAGTGGAATTACACGATTAGTCGTACCGACGACCAAAAAAATGGAAAGAAATTAATCGACGGGCATAAAAGTTCTAGAAAAACAGGGAAAGAAATATTTATTACAAATTATGATATGGATAAGGTTCCAGGGTTGGTCCATCTCAAGAGAATTGAAGCGTCACAACAGATGAATCTAGCTTTAGCCGTATAATTCAAAGATTTATTATAAAAGAGCTTCTATTTCCTCAATTGGATACCATGGGTGAATTACACGATTAGTTATAGTCTTTGCCAAAGTTCTTAAGGCGGTTAAACTTAGGTCTTAGGAGAAGGATTTCATTGACTGCTCGCCGCCTTCTTTTCTGTTCATGGATGCATAGACCTCGCGGGTCTATTTCATCAACTTCTTTTTTAATCTCTTCAGCTTTTAATATTCTTTTTTTCAAGTCTTGAAGTTCTAGTATGCGGTTCATTGTGTCTCCTTTTTAGTTCTATCGAGTAGCCTTAGAAGTCTCTAGGGGACTTGTCGGGCTACTCTGTAGAATTAACCTTGATGGCTATCTAGTGTGTTCTGAGCAAAGTTCTTCATTACTTCTTTGCTATGTTTAATAGACTCAGGATAGCGCTCTTTGTATGCGTTCGGTCCACCGTTATATTCAAATAAGGCTTTTTCTAGGTCGCCTTTATTGTTTTTAATATTTTCGGATAGAATTTGTGCACCGCAGTTTATATTCTTTTCAGCGTCCCATAGCTCGGAGGCTGCTTTTAATTTGCAGCGCTTATAATTAGCTGGCATCACTTGCGCGTAGGAGATGGCAGACTTTAAACTGAGAGCATCGGGATTATTTACTGATTCATGCTTAATTAGTGCAGTTAACAAATGCTTAGGGAGTGAATAGCGCTTTGCAGCTTCTTCTATAATGGTATCGACAGATTTTTCTGGCTTTAACTCTGCTAAGCCTATTTGATTTAGGCTTAGAGTCTTTAACTCGTAGAGTTTGGTGCTCGCTGTCTCGAACGTATCTAGGTAATAGTGAGATGTGTGATAGAGAGCTTTAGGCAATAGAGCCACTGAAAGCAGTGCTCCAGTAGTGTAAAGTTTTAGCTTTAGCATAAGATGTCTCCTTTAAATAAAAAACCTCTTTGGTGCTTCTAAATCAGAATTAATTTATCGGGCACCAAAGAGGTCAAGGTAATAACAAAAATTTAATAAGTCTCTTCAATATTTTTAGGATTCTGGGTCTTTTTTCCTTCTTTAGTAAATGTTCTGGTTTCGTGTGCGCCATTATAGCTTCCTATTCCTGCGCGAACTTCAAAGCCTTGCCAATTTGAGCATCCAGTTAGTTCTACTAAGATTGCTAATGCAATGCTACAGAAAAATAAAGTTTGTGCTGTTTTCATATATAACCTATTCGTTAAAGGAGCATAATTGCTCAGTAAAAATGGATGGCGTATTAATCCTTCCAAAGATTGCACCCGGTAAGATGCAATCAAGCAAAGATTAGCACTCCTTTATCTGGCTAGGGTGAATTGTTATCCCGTAATATGTCGCATCATGCGTCAGCATACGGCATTGAAATAGGATAGCGATATTTTGGTCTAATACATACCTACCACCAGAAGGATCGGGCAGATATTTAACTCTCAAACCTTCCGGTATTTTGATGTTGCTGTAATTTTTCCATTTAAAGATAGTGTGTTGTTTTGTTACTTTCATCGTTTTAACTCCATTTTTATAATAGTATGATGCGTTTGCGGCTTGGTATAGTAGGTTGAAAACATAATCAGAAATGCTAACAGTACATAAATGTAGTTCATTAATTGCACTCCTTTTCGTTTAAGGCTTCCATTTCTTTAAAGAGAGTTAGTGTTGTGTCTAAACTTTTGAAGTCAAACACGATGTATCCTAACTCTCTTAAGGCTTCGATATCAGTGTCAGAGAGCTTTTGATAACTACTGAGAGATACGCCGGTATAGTTATCATATTTTTTATAAGATATGCTCCAGCATCCCGACATTGAGCGTGCAATATAGGATACTGCTCTAGTATCAGAACGTAGGTATTCAAATATAGTTTGCATTGTTATTTCCCTTTTAAATGATTGGTTAATTCCAATCTATCGAGTACCCGTTTTTATCGGGCACTCTGTAGAATGTCTTTAATAATTCCTTTTAAACTTTTGTGCTGTTTCGATGTTAGCTATCTGCTTTTGGGTTCCTGTTGGTTTTTTTTGTTGCTTGTGCGGCTTATATCTGAAACTAGGACATTTTAAAGCAGCTTCAAATTGCTTTAACCAAGTATCAGAGCCTACTGTATCGATTATACATTTATTTCTTTTCATGGTGTTATTCCTTTATTTACAAAGTTTAAAACATATTGAGATAGCTTGAGGTAGCGATTTTTCAGCAATCTCTAGCAGTTTAGCCTTGTTTGCTTCTGTTAAATTCGGTGCAGTATATACGGTAATAAATGCTGATGCTGAATAACTATCGATATAATGCCCTCGGAAGCGCTTTGCTCCGTTTTCTTTAATGTCTCTAAGCACTGTTACGATATCAGAAGCATTTTTTGCTCTACCACGTTGGCGCATTGCGTGAAGTGTTTCGGCTTTTTCTGTTCTTTCTTGTGTGTCATCCATTTTGTTTTTACCTTGTTAAATAAAAGGATTATTCCTTTTAAACTCTCCTCTATCTGAGGAGAGACTAAAGGGTTTAAAGAATTGTGTATTTTAATAAGGGAGTACGGGGTGCTAGTTTACCGTTTACATACCAATCGGAATAAAATATAAACCCCGATTCAATAGCTTCAAAATAGCTAGCTTTTGGCCAATCGCTATGAGATTTTGTAATAGTACCATCGGGTTTAATTGTCTCTAGTGTAAAGCCTACGGTATTGATTGTTACTATTTTTCTCGGTCCGGGCTTCCAGCCGGACTGTAAATGTTCTAAGTCTAATAGCATACCTGGTTTAAGTGTACGTTTTAATTCTGCTAGTGTTTTCATTTTATTACCTTGTTAAATAACTGGTTAATTCCAGTCTAGCGACTACTCAGTATTAGTGAGTAGTCTATAGACTGTTGTTAACGTATTACCGATTCAATTAATGCAATCAATTCGTCATTTAATTCTGGTAGATATTGATTACCGTACTGCGCGAACTTAGAAAAGCTATAGTTCATTTTATATGAGTAAGCTTCAAAGGCCCTAGCGAATATCTCTACCCTAGAACAATAGTAACGCAGTTCACTACCTTGCATATATTCAGGTAGTGTTTCAGCGTATGCTCGGATAGTGCTATAGCTGATTTTATTGCTAAGCATGCCGCTAGTAAAATCAATATAATGGCCAATTTCGTGAATTAATGAGCCTATGTTATTGCGGTTTACACTAATTACTCTATTACTATGGCAATAAAAGGCAACAGATTGTGCGTTACCGCGTGCACCAAATGACCAATTAATTTTAGTTATATCGATTTTATTCACCGATTCCATATTTTGCCATTGGTTAATAAATTGAGATAATTGTTTAGCTATATAGCCTCTTTCCTTGTCGGATACTGAATTACCAAACTGAACCGCGTTAGCGTTATTTTTAAGATATTCAAGGTGTGTATGGATATCTGAGGTAGCTTCGAATAACTTCCAGTCAAATTTTACACCGGATTGACCTACAAATTTTTCTTTAGACCGATATTTTTTAGATTGACTAGTAATGAACCGTTTAAAACGGTATTCAGAATTACAATCTGATATTGCTCTAATTGTTTTATTATATGCCGATATCATAGCGTTAAACGCTTTACGTGCTTCTGGCGTATGTTCAATATTTTGTCTTTTATTCATAATTATTGAACGAGCGTTAGCATCATAAGCACAAAAACCATAGTTATTAAAAAATTTGTCTTTTAATAGTTTGATGATTAACTGAGCATCGGGAGATTCGGAGAGAATAGCATTTTTGTATGCTTCTTTTTGAGTTTTATCGTTTGATGCTTTTCTCTTTCTTGTCTCTCTTTCTTCACTAGTCTCATACGTATCAAAGTTATGACGTTTAGCACCACTAACGTCTAATCCTATATTAGTTATGTTAGACGGCTTAGCATTGTAATATTGTTTTTCCATTTTGTTTTACCTTGGTTAAAATAATCGGTATTGATTATTTGAGAGATCACACTGCTAGTGTGATCAACAATTAATCAAGCTATTGATATGTTACGTAATTCACATAGCGGTTTACCGCAATATTGTTTAGCTTCTAAGTTAATATAAAGAGAGTAATTAGGTTCACCATCAATTGATATTTTTGCAGGTAAAATACCTTTTGAAGTAAATCCAGATCTGTATAAAGCTTGTTTTACTTGTAAATCAGTAAAATTATCAGGTAATTCGATAAGTATGCCAGTATAATGAGCATCGTTTACTTGCCATCCGTCTTTTTTATTACCCCATACATCGTAATTAATTAGCTTGTATGTTTTCATTTTGTTTCCTTTATAAAAATGTAATTGTTAATTGCTTCACGCAGTTACTAAAAATTATATCATTGTACCATCAGCATAAAATTCGTATTCATTTATAGTAATTGATTCTATTATGTATTCATCACTATTCTGCCAATCGCATTCTTGGTTTAATAGTTTTTGATATACATAGGCTAAGTTTTCTATTGCTTCTTGTAACGTGTAATTTTTTAGAATGCATTCCTTTAATGAATCTAAAAAATTTTCATCGTAGCAACATCCTGTTAATGGGCAGTCTTTTATATGTCCAATTTTATAACCATATAAACGTGATTTTTTCCTATCTTTTAAATACTCTTTTCTAGTTATTCTTAAATCGTTAAATAGGTTATTTTCTAACCATGCTAG